TCATCGGCCCGACTCCTGCATGAACGCCCACGCGTCGGAGACGATCTCACGCAGGCCGAGTTCGGGTACCCAGCCGAGCTGCTCGCGAGCGCGGGCGGAGCTGGCGACGAGAGTCGTCGGGTCGCCGGCCCGACGCGGGTGCTCGTCGGCGGGGATCTCGTGACCGGTCACCTCGCGGCAGGCATCGAGCACCTCCTTGACCGAATACCCGTTGCCGCTGCCGAGATTGAAGATGCGGTGCCGGCCCGGCTCGCTGGTCTCCAGCGCGAGCAGGTGGGCGCGTCCGAGGTCGACGACGTGCAGGTAGTCCCGCACGGCCGTGCCGTCCTTCGTCGCGTAGTCGGTGCCGAAGACCGCGGCGCGCTCGCGCTGCCCGGCCGGCACCTTGAGCAGGTTGGGGATGAGGTGGGTCTCGATCGCGTGTCGCTCACCGAACGCCCCGCGCGCGCCGCCGACGTTGAAGTAGCGCAGCGAGGTGGCGCCCAGGCCGTGCGCGGCGGCGTAGCCCGTGAGCAGCATGTCGACCGCGAACTTGCTGTGCCCGTACGGGTTGATCGGAGCCGGTGTCACGTCCTCGGTGATCGGGGAGACGTCGGGCTCCCCGTAGCAGGCGGCGGTGGAGGAGAAGACGAACCGCTCGATGCCGTGGGCGCGCACCGCCTCCAGCAGCGCGTACGACCCGACGACGTTGTTCTCCCAGTAGATCTCGGGCTTCTCGACAGACTCCCCGACGAGCGACTTGGCCGCGAAGTGCAGCACGCCCTCCACCTGCGGGTCGAGGAAGTCGGCGGCGTCGTGCACCCGCGCCTGAACGAAACCGGCTCCGGAGGGCACCGCGTCGCGATGCCCCGTCGACAGGTCGTCGACGACGGTCACCTCGTGTCCCGCGTCGAGGAGCTGGGAGGTGACGACCGACCCGATGTAGCCGGCGCCCCCGGTCACGACGAGCTTCATGCTGCGCCCTTCCGTCGGCTGTGTGCGATGTCTGTGCGTGATGTCAGAGTCTGATGTCACCGTGTGATGTCGGCGACGGCCCCGGGCGAACTGCCGAGCGAAGGAGCCGGTAGGCCACCCCCAGCGGCACCCAACGGGCGCAGGGCCTCTCGCCACTCTATCGGTCCGACCGCGTGCTGAACGTGCCATGCGTACATTGCCCGGACCGGTGCCGCGCCGCCGGATTTCGCGGGCGCCGGGGGGCCCGTGCTAGTGTTCGATGTCGTTGCCGGCGGCACGCACACGAGCGCAACCAGCGGTGCTGGAGACCTCGCAGGCGGGCCGCTCACATCCTTGTCCGGGTGGCGGAATGGCAGACGCGCTAGCTTGAGGTGCTAGTGCCCTTTATCGGGCGTGGGGGTTCAAGTCCCCCTCCGGACACCATGTATTCGCGCAGGTCAAGCCGGGTTTCGGTGGGGTTTCTCGGGATGTTAGGGACCAGTCAGGGACCACGCGGAGGTGCGATCGATGGCCGGGCTTGAGGAGCGGACCCTCGCCAGCGGCGAGACGAGGTGGCGCGTCTACTGGCGGCAGGACGGTCGGCGGCGGGTGGTGCCGTTCACCGACGAGACCGGCGCCCGGCGCTGGAAAGCGCTGCTGGAGTCCGCTGGGCCGGAGTTGGCGTTGCGGGCGCTTGAGGTGCCGGACGCTGCGCGGGCGCGGACGGTCGGTGAGCAGGTCGAGCACCACATCACGCACCTGACGGGTGTCGAGGAGGGCACGCGGCGGGATTACCGGCGCATGTGCGAGCGGGACATCGTGCCGCAGCTCGGTCCGGTGCCGGTGACGGCCCTGTCGTATGACGCTGTCGCGGCGTGGGTGAACGGGCTGCAGCGGCGTGGGCTGAGCGCGAAGTCGATCCGGAACAGGCAGTCGTTGTTGTCGGCGGCGTTGGCGTCGGCGGTGCGTGACGGGCTGGTCGGGACGAACGTCGCGAAGGGCGTGAAGCTCCCGCGTGTGGAGCGGCCGGAGATGACGTTCCTCACCCGGGGCGAGTTCGCGCGGCTGCACGAGCTCGTCCCGGCCCGGTGGCGGCCGTTGGTGATGCTGCTCGCTGGTACGGGCATGCGCTGGTCGGAGGCGACCGCGTTGACGGTGGCAGATGTGGACTTCGAGGCGCGGACGATCCAGGTGCGGCGGGCGTGGAAGCACACCGACGGCGCAGGGCACCGACTCGGGGCTCCGAAGACCACGCGCTCAAACCGCACGGTCGCGCTCCCGACCGCCTGCCGGGCCGACCTCGAGGAGCTCGTAGAGGGGCGCGGGCCGCGGGAGTTCGTGTTCACGAACACCCGGGGAGGGCCGGTGCGGCACCCGACGTTCCATGAGGGTGTGTGGACCCCGGCAGTGCACGCGTTCGCGGGTGACCGGCGCCGGGTGGTGCGTGAGGGGCGGGGTCGGCCGCGTGTGGTGTGGGATGAGGTGGGTGAGGGGAAGCGTCCTCGGATTCACGATTTGCGGCATACGTTCGCGTCGTGGGCGATCGCGGATGGGCATTCGTTGACGGCGATTCAGCGGACGATGGGGCATGAGTCGATCACGACGACGTCGGATCGGTATGGGCATGTGTTCCGGGCGGATCGTGATGCGTTCGCTGATCTTGTGGCGGCGCCTGGGGTTGTGCGCGGGATAGGCTCTAGGGCATGAGGATTCGCGTGTGGGCGGCTGCTGCTGCGGCAACGGTGTTGGTGCTGGCTGGGTGTGCGTCGCCGGGGCCGCAGGTGGCCGATCCTGGGGAGGCTGCGGCGGAGACCGCGGCAGTGTCGTCGCCTGCGGAGGGTGCGTACGCGTTCGGTCAGGAGGCGACGTGGCCGGACGGTGTGAAGGTGCGGGTGTCGAAGCCGACCGTGTTCAAGCCGGGCGAGTACGCGGCGATCTCGGACAAGTCGGTGAAGAACTTCGTCGCGGTCGACATCACGTTGACGAACGGATCTTCGGCGGCGGTGGAGGCGTCGAACATCGTGGTGAGGGCGACGTCGGGCGACCGTGAGGCGGAGGCCGTGTTCGATGGTGACCGGTCTACGTTTCCGTCGTCGCGGGTGATGCCGGGCAAGTCGCTGAAGTGGCGGCAGGCGTTCGGGAAACCGGGCAGCGACTTTCTGTTGACGGTGGACTGGGGTTACTCGGGGCAGCCGGTGACGTTCGAGTAGGCTCCGGGTGGGGTCCGTTCCTGGTTCGGTCAGGAGCGGACCCTTTTTCGTGCGTGGGTTGGGGTTCCCGGACTGGGTGATCGAGGAGGCCGACCGGAGAGCCGCGGCCCTCTCCACCGCCGGGCGCCGGTTCTCCCAGGCCCAGGTGATCCGGACGTGGGTCGCGGAAGCGTTGGAGCAAGAAAAGTACGAGAAGTGACCGAGAACGACGAAAGCGCCCCCGCCTAGTGGCGGGGGCGCTGTTGCATGTCGGCGGTGACTGCCTGCCGGTAGGTGTGGCGGCGTTTGGCCTGTGTCGGGCCTACGGGCATGTCTGGGCGGCCGAGGCGCCACGCGATGAAGTCACGGACCGTGGTGCAGGCGGCGGAGTGGATCTGCGAGATGCGGGATTCGGTGACGCCGAGTTCGTCGGCGCATGCCTGCCGGGACCAGCCGTCGCGGTACGTCCACTCCATGACTTGGCGCTGCTGGTCGGGGAGGCGGCGGATCGCGGCCCAGCACCACGCGGTGAGCGCGGCGTCCCTCGCGTGTTCGATGCCGGGCGCGGGCTGGGCGGGGACGTGGTTGGCGATGCGGGTGTCGATGGACGCGGGCCGTGCCGCGGCGAGCGCGAGAGCGTCCCGGACCCGGGCCGGGGTGAGCCCGGTGGCGGCGGCGACCTGCTCGGTGGTCGCTGGGCGGCCGGTGGAGGTGATGGCGACTGCGGCGTCGGTGACACGATGCCTGTCCACGCGCAGACGCCGCGGGACGTGGTCGATGCCGCGCATGTCGTCGCGGATGGCGCCGCAGATCCGGTGCCATGCCCACGCCCCGAACTCCGTCCCCCGGTCGGGGTCGTAGGTGGCGGCGGCGAGGTAGAGGCCGTGCCACGCGGCGGGTTCGAGGTCGGTGTGGTGCACCCACGCCGGTGCGCGGCGGGCCATGAAGATGGCGGCTTCGCGGGGCAGGTGGGCGTGGGTTTCGCACAGGTCGGTGACGGCGTCCCCAGCCATGCCGGGTTAGCCGAGAATGTGCGGGATGAACCAGGCGACGAACGTCACCAGGAGCGCGGTGAACCCGAACCGGCCTGCCGGGGTTTTCGTCCGGAACCAGGCGCGTGTTCTCTCCGAGAGGGTGTCGCCTTCCGTCTCGTTGAGCACGGCGTTCCCTTCAAGGAGGGCGAACAAAGCACCCCAGCAGATCCAGAGGGCGTCGGCCCACCCGAAGGCGGGCCCCGCGGCGAGTGCAGCGAAGCCGATGATGGCGGCGGCGGGGATGAGCGCCGCCGGCATCTTGCCCCTGGTCACGAGGGGAACCTCGCCAACTGGGCGGCGACGACCGGGCCGAAGTTCGGGTTCACGTCGTGGCCCTTCCCGGAGATGATCTGGATGGACGTGTTGAATCCCTTCCCGCGGAACCACTGTTCGCCGTATTCGGCGGTGGCGCGGCCGTCGAACCCGTCCTCGGAGTTGGCTGCGGTGTCGTTGGCGCCGGCGCACCAGTGCATGCGGATCGCGGACTTGACCTGTGTGGAGTAGGTGGGGGTGACGTCGGGTGCCTCGCCGCCGCCGAACACGATGGTCGCTCCGCCGGCGGCGAGGTATTCGGGGTAGCGGCCCATGAAGAACTGCGTTACCTGCTGGGCGCCGCCGGAGAATCCGGCGAGGACGACCCGGGAGGGGTTGATGGCGTACCCGGTTTTCAGGGAGTCGATGAGCGCCTTGAGGTAGTCGGCGTTGGCGTTCCCGGACTCCCACCAGGTGACGGTCCCGGACGTGTCGGGCGCGCGACAGGAGGCGAGGATGAACCCGGCGTTCTTCGCCGCGACCCGGATACCGGAGGAGCCGCCCACGATGTACGAGCTGGAGGGGTTGTTGAACTCGTAGGCGGCGTCTCCGTGGAGCCAGATCATGAGCCCAGCGCCGGAGGATAGCCCGGACGCGTACGCGTGGTACTTCGACGTCTTCCCGGCTCCGGTGAACGAGACGTTCTCGCGGTCGGTGAAGGGGAGGGTCGCGGTGGGTGTGGTGGGGACGGTGGCGGCGGTGCCGTGGGCGAGGGCGACTTTGGTGACGGTGACAGCGCCGACGGTGGCCGCGGCGTCGCCGCCGGTCGCGGTGCCGGCGGGAGGGGATGTGAGGTCATCGCCGCTGGTGCCGGTGCCGGTGCACGTGTTGTACGGCACCGTCTTCCCCGAGTTCGTGGTGTTGGACTGGAGGTAGGCGCCGGTCTTGAAGTAGCAGCCGGAGCCCGCGGAGTTGGGGAAGGTGCTGGAGGCGTTCGTGATCTGCGCGCGCTGGGTGGTCGCCGACGTGCCGGTGTCGGCCCAGACGGTGACGGTGTTGTTTTCGGAGCGGACGCGGATGGTGAACAGCTGCCCGACCCTGACTTCGGGGATGAGCGGCGAGGATTGGATGACGGAGTTCCACTTCCACTTGATGCGGAACCCGCCCGTGGCGGTGCCGGTGACGGCCGCGTTCCCGACAGTGGGCCAGAACCCGTCGGCGTAGGCCATCCAGCAGTCGTCGGCCGCGTCATGAATCTGGGCGACGACGATCATCGGCCGCTTCAGCATGAGTCGGTCGACGCGCAGGGTGGTGGTCATCTCGTGGTACTTGCCGTCGTTGAATCCCCAGGAGGCGTTCGCGGACCCGCTGCTGGTCATTTCACGGAGTTCGCAGCGGGGGAACACGGAGCCGGACGTGGTGGAGCCGCCGCAGACGGGGGCGAACGTCACGCCTGCGCCGTCGGTGGATGGGTAGATGTAGGTGTCTTTGTACGTGCCGAGGGAGGGCTGTTTGATTTCGGCGGCGGTGCCGGTGAACCCTCCTGTGGAGTCGGTGGGGAGGGTGACTTTCCAGTTGGTGAGGTCGAGGCGCTGCCCGATGGTGGCGGTCGGGGTCGGTGTCGACCCGCCGCCGCCGGAGTAGGCGGGGAGGGCGGCGACGTACGCCTTGTATTCGGTCCATAGGGCGTCGACGCTCTTGGAGCGGGCGTTGAGGCTGGTGATGATCGACGGGTTGAACGTCGAGGAGGTGAGTGCTGCGTTCAGCTTTTTCACGAACCCCGGCGACGGTGTCGGGGCGTAGCGTTCGATCCAGTCGAAGAAGAACCCTGTCACGTCGTACCCGTCGTACCAGTTGGTGCCGCCACCAGAGGGCCGCCGGGATTGGGCAGGGTGATAGCCGAGGCGGATGAGGACGAGGTCGGCGATTCCTTCGATGGTGCCGGTGGCCTGCTGCGAGGTGCCGTACGATGCGCCGTTCTGGTAGAGGTGGACGACCTCGTGGGTGGTGTAGGACGCGGTGACAGCGGCGCCGCGGGACTGGTTGCCGAACTCGATGCCGCCGGTGGAGGCGGTCGCGGCGGCGAGCATGTCGTTCGCGGTGAACGTGAGCTTGACGATGGCGTGTGTGCGGGGCACCTCGGATTGCTTGTTGTACAGGATGGAGCAGACGTTGCGGGCCATCTGCCGGAACCCGGCGAGCCACTGGGCGCCGGGGAACCGGATGACGTAGTCGTCGCGGGTGGCGGTGGAGATCGAGTTGGAGTTGATGGTTCCGACGAGGGCGGCGCCGTCGAAGTTGCTGGAGTCGGCGGCCACGATGATGTCGGCTTCGTCGGTGAGGTCGACCGCGGCGAGCCCGCCTTCGGTGGGCATGGAGGTGATGGAGAACGGGTCGCCGTAGCAGGTCCACGTGATGGGCAGCGTCATGCCGGGGTTGTTCGCGATGAGCTTGCGGTGGAAGAACACGCGGCCGTCGGTGGCCTGGTTATCTCCCCACCCCTGCAGGACGGTGTTGCGGAGGTCGGTGAGCTTCGACAGGTACGCGGTTTCGGATCCGCCCTTGCTGGGGGGTTTGGTCGCGGCGCGGGCTTTGGCGACGATCCCGCCGAAGCTTTCGGAGTCGGTGCCGGGGCCGTGGTTCACGGAGATGTCGTAGAGGATGCAGAGTCCGAGGAGCCCGACGCCGTCTTCTTGGGCGGCGGCCAGCGCGGGGCCCCAGTAGACGCGGTCGCGTTCCCGCCGTTGGCAGTCCTGGAACCATGCCTGCGCGGAGGCGTTGGCCCAGTCCGTTTTGAACGCGGACCCGAGCAGGCTGTTGGACAGGGCGGGACGTTGGGAGTAGGAGGCCGCCATGATCTGCCGCAACTTCGGCAGCCACTTCGCCAGGCTGTTCGAGGGGTAGGCGGTGTTGGCGTACTCGACGAGGGTGAGCATGTCCCCGGTGCCGGAGCAGAATCCGACGATACCGGCGGTGTATCCGCGGCCGTCGCCGATGTCCTCGATATACCCGTACTTCGTGGTCCACGCCGTGGTGGAGTTCTCGGCAGTGCTCGTGAGGCGGAGCGCGATTTCCCGCCAGCCGGTGGACGCGAGCCCGGTCGAGGTGGCCCACCCTGACTGCGGCGGCGGGGGGACGGTGCCCGGGTCGGTCGGCACGGAGGTGTCCTGCAGCTGCCAGGTTCGCAGGTAGTCGACGTCCATGTGCCCGGCCGGGGGGGTGTAGCCCTTCATCACGCCGGTGGAGAACACCGGGTAGAGGGTGCCGATGTAGTCGAGGCCGGGCCCGGTGTAGGAGGGTCCTGGCTGCCCGTCGAGCCACACTTGGATGCGGCCGTCGACCCATTCGAGGCCGTAGGTGTGCCAGGCGCCGTCGGCGTAGTCGACGCCGGACGGCCCGTAGGACTGCCAGTACGCCTGCTTCGACGTTGCGCCGCCGTCCTCCGACCAGTGGACGTTGAAGTGAGGGTGGTACTTCCCGTCGGGGGTGTCGGCCTGCACGAACTCGGCGATGTCGACCTCGGGGGGCCACGTGTTGATCGGCAGCGGCAGGAGCCAGAACGCGGGCCATAGGCCGGGTGCGTTCGTGGACAGCCGGATGCGGGCTTCGAGGAACGTTCCTTCGCGGACGGTGAGGCCGGTGGCGGTGTGGGCGTAGGAGGCGGTGTAGGGGTAGGTGGTGCCGTAGGAGGTGATGGGGGTGGGATCCCAGGCGAGGCGGAGCATGCCGCCGGTGGCGGTGACGCGGTCCGCGGAGTAGGCGTGGTTGTCGCCGGCGGGGTTGATGGGGGAGTTGTAGGTTTCGCCGGGGGCGCCGCGCAGTGTGGTCCACACGCTGGTGTTGAGGGCGGTGAAGTCGTCGGCGAACGTGAGGGTCCAGGTGCCTGCCGGGCCGCCGGTGGGGGTGTTGGGGCCGGTGACGGTTCCCGGGTCGCCTGGGTCGGTGCTGCCGGGGTCGGTCGGGGTGCCGGTGTTGCCGGTCCCTGCGGCGGGGACGTGGAGGTCACCGGCGAACGCGTCGGCTGGGGAAGGGGGTGCGCCGACGGCGATGACGACACCATTCCCAGCGGGGCGAGGCCCCCAGTTGGTGGCGGTGGGGTTGCGTTCGTCGACGGGCGCGCGAACCCGGAACCCCGCGACGTCAGTGGGGAGCCGTGCCGCGGCGAGGGTGCCGGACGTCATACGCTCCGCAGCGAGCTGGATTTGGGCGTCACTGGTGTTGTCGACGTTCCCGAGCCCGATCATGTCTTTGGTGATGCCGGTGACGACGCCGGTGAACGCCGGGTCGACGGTGGGTGCCCAGCGTGCGGCGGCGAGGGTGTCGCGGATGGCGGTGATGTCGCCGCGGGCGTCGTCGGTGTCGCCGACGGCCTGCCCGATCGCGTCGTGCTGGGCGTCGCCCACCGCGGTCCACTGGTCGTGGCGGTCGGGGCGGGGCGGCATCGACGGGGGGTACGCCACAGGGTCTCCTAGGTGATGGTGATGTCGTCGACGTCCATGGACACGGATGCCACGGCTTGCCCGGTGCCGCAGACGAAGCCGAAGTATCCGGCGGCGACCTGGGTGGTGGTGACGTTGATCTCCCACGCCGAGGGTTCGGTGGCGGTCGCTGCCCACGCGCGTGCCTGCACGGTGCCGCCGTTGATGCGGATGCGGAGGCGGTAGTCGGTGCCGGAGTCGGTGGCGCGGGTGACGGACGCGAGGGTGGTGTATGTCCAGTTGTCGATCTGCGAGGCGGAGAAGCTTCCGCCGGAGAACCTGATCCTGACCCCGTTCTGAGGGTCGAGGTTCGGCTGGTCGCAGCGGGCGACGAACATGGCCTGCGAGTCGCTGCCGCGGTTCAGGAGGAACGTCGCTTCGACGTTCGCGGCGAGCGTGGAGTGCCGCACGGCGACACCGTCGCTGGAGTTGTAGTTGCCCATGGTGTTGCCGGAGGTGAGGCGGCCGCGGTTGTTCTGGACGGTGGCGGATCCGCCGGTGGGGAGGCGGGACAGGACCCACGGCGCGGGCCACGCGGCGCCGTTGGAGAGGCCGTTGAAGTTGGTTCCGGCGGTGGTTTGGGTGAGGGGGGTGACGTGCAGGTCGGTCGCGGGCGCGTCCGACGGGGCGGGTGCGGCGCCGACGGCGATGACGAGCGGGTACCCGGCCGGGCGCGGCTCCCAGTTGGTGGCGGTGGGGGTGGCCTCGTTGGCGCGGGTGCGGCGCCGGACCGCGGCGACCCCAGCGGGCAGCCTGGCGGGCGGGATGGTCCCGGACGTGATCTGCGTGGCGCTGTAGGTCTTCGCCGCGTCCGCAGTGTTCGAGACGTTCCCGAGGCCGACCATCGCGGCCGTCACACCGCTGACCGTGCCCGTGAACGACGGGTTCGCCAGCGGCGCCCGCGTCGCCTGGAGGTTCGCCAGCGTCCCCTGCAGCGCGAGGACGTCCGACTTGAGCTGAGGGACGTCGGTGATGAGCTGCTGCACGTTGTCGTACCAGGCGTACCCGACGTCGAGCCACGGCTGCCCTGTGGTCGGCTTCGCTGGCATCGGCACGATCGGCACGGGCTGGCCCCTCTCATGTGGCGGATTTCGGTCCAGACATGGACCCGGTCGACGGTTCCCGTGTGCGGCTGGTCCCTTAGGTCAGGGAGATCCCCGGGGCGGTGCGCACCACTAGCTCGGGTGGTCGGCTGTGCGGACAAGGGGGTTGATGTTCCAGTCGCCGGTGACACCGGCGGGGGTTGACGGGTGCTAGCGGCGGTTCACGCCGACCCGGCCTGTCCCGGCGCGTCGCAGCGTGACCGGGCCGCTGCCCTTGCGTTGCACGACGAGACCTTGCCCGTAGGGTTCGTCGACGGGAAGCGCAGAGCCCGCGCCGGCGGCCTGGTCCACGCGGATCGTGTGGACAGTAATGGACGCGGCGACGCCGGATTCCCAGGTGGTTTTCCCGATCCGCGGGGCGTCCCACCCGTCCCCGGCCAACGCGGCGGTCCCGGAGCCGGACGTCACTTGAGCTTCGGTTTCGTCGTTGACGATCGACAGGCGCCACGTCGATGAGCCGCCCCCGATGGACAGGGCGAGCGCGACGCGCAGCCGTGTCCCGGCGGCGGGTAGCGCCCCGGCCGCGGTTGTGTGGCACGCGGTCCACTCGCACGCCAACTCGGCCCGGCCGCCCTGGTCGAGGGCCAGGGTGTAGCCGTTGTCGGTGCCGTCGGCAGACACGCGGAGTACGTGCATCCACTGCCCGGAGGCGAGGGACGGCACGGTCAGCACGGCAGACACCGCGACCTCCGACGCCCCGGCGGGCACCGCGGCCCGCAGCACGCTGGCCTCGCCGGCGGCGGCGGACGTGGTGATCCGCACGGCCCGGTCCCCGTACGGCGACGCCCCGGGCACCACCTCCAGGGTCCCGGTGGAGTACGACTCCCACAGAACCGGCAGGCCACCGAAGTCGGTTCCCAACTCGACACCAGGAACATGCTGGCCTGTTGGGGTGCCGGACCAGTGCGTGAACGCCACCGTCAGGGGCCCGTCACGTACAGCTGGCCAGCTGGCATCGCGTCTATCTCGGCCTGAGTCGGGTTGTACGGCAACGTCCCGCCGCCACCGGCCGAATCCTCTAACACTCTCAGGTCGGCGTCTATCCCGCGGAACGCTGGCCCAAGCCACGCCCACAGCGACTCCGCAACGTACTCATACCTCTTGCCGGCCACGGTCATCCTTCCTCGCCGTCGTGGAGACGGTCGTACTGTGTCGGACCATCAGGGTCCCGGTGCCGCCCGGTATAGTCGCCGCCCTGGTACAGGGACCTGTCGGCGGGCACGAGGGGGGTGCCGTCCGCTGCGCGGGGCTCATCGACAGGGGTCACCTTCCCCCTGGTCCAGAGGACGAGTGCAGCGGTTCCGGCGAGGTCGATGACGAGCGCGGCCTGCCCCTCCACCTCCGCGGTGAGAGGCAGGACGCCGGAGATCACTAGGAGGTGCAGGACCGCGGTGACAGCCGCGACCACGGCGGCGCGGATCGCGAGAGGTTCACGCTTCGCGTCCATCACATGGCCGCCCAGGTGATGCTCCCGACCATGCTGTCGGGGGTGAGTCCGTGGGCCTTCTGCCAGTCCCGGACAGCCCTCGCCGTCGCCGGGCCGAACCGTCCGTCGCTGGCCACCTTGACCTTGTTCTGGATGAGGCCGATCGCGAACCGGTCCGCCACCCGCTTCCCCGAGTGGGAGCGGGGTCCGCCGTCGTCGACGCCGTACCAGTGCCCGGCGGCGAGAGGGAACGGTCCACGGGGTTCGGTGGGCGGACCGGCCGGCGCGGTGGGCTTCACGATCGACGCGGGCGCGTTCCGCGTGGCAGCGGCGTTCCGCACCCACGTCAGGTAGTCGCCCCACGGGAACGACGTGCCGGGATCCCAGTGGGAGGACAGCTTGTACACCCGGGACGCTTGGACGTGCCCGATCAGACCCGCCTCCCCGGCGCGCAGCTGCGCGTCGGTGAGGTGCCTGATGGGGATGTCGTGGCGGGCGCAAATCCCGGCCATGAGCGGCGCGGACTGGTCCCGCAGCATCGCCAGCGAGTACGCGTCAGCCCAGTCTGCGGTGCCCTGTTTCGCGTATCCCGCGTGTTCGAGCTGGATGCCGTCGGCGTTCGCGCCCGGCGCCGCGTAGGCGGTGTCTAGCTCGTTGACGCCCTGGATGGTGGAGTCCGCGTCGACGTAGTAGTGGGCGGATGCCATCGGGGCCTTGGAGCTGCGGAAGTAGTTGGCGCACCACTCCGCGGAGGTGGGCCGCTCCGGGTACTCCATCGTGTGGATAATCCCGAGCCGCACGTTTCTGACGCGGCCGCGGCGGTAGTTGGTGGCCTGGATCATTTGGATAGCCATGGGGTCTCCGTGGTCGGTTGTTGGCCTAGGCGGTGCCGTGGCCCGTGGCGACGGGGTCTCCGTCGTCGTCTTCGTCTGGTGGCCACAGCGGCGGCCGGGGTGGGGGGTGGCCGCCCATGTCGATGAGGGCGTATCTGACGGCCCGGTCCCAGATGGCGTGGTCGGCGAGGATTTCCTCGTGTCTGCGCTGGTAGGCGCGCATTGCGTGGAGTTCGTTGAGGACGTCGTCGAGGCGTTCTTCGAGGCCGTGGTTCTGTCTGGTGAGGATGTCGTGGATGGCGTCGCTCTTGTCGAGGAGGGTGCGGCGGCGCCCGTCGGTCCATTTCCGGATGACCGACTGGTAGTTCCCGAGGAGCTGTGGAGCGGCTTGGAGGATGACCCCGATCACGAAGACGACGGCGATGACCTGGATGACCCAGGGTGTCCGGGCGATCGCGTCGAGCGCCCCGGGTGGGATGGCGTCTTGGTCCACGGCTAGCTGCCGGCAGGGGCGGTCGCGGTTTCGACCGGGACGGCGTCTTCGTCTCGGAGGGGCCGTGGTCCGGAGCGGACAGCGAGCATGGTGTGGAGGATGGACAGGATGCCGAGGGGGAGGATGCCGCGGATGCCGTCGGCGGGGACGTGGGCGATAGCGACGAGGGCGGCGGTGATGGTGACACCGACGATGCAGGCTGCCCAGGCGGTGGGGCGGAGGCGGCCGGTGGCGGTGAGCGCTGCGGCGGGCAGGATGGTGACGAGCGCGGCGCACATGGTGGCCCAGATGCTCCATGGGATGGCGTCGACCGCGGTCTGCTGGGGAGGCCACCCGTCGAAGGCGTTCGCGAGCTGCGCGAACGCGAGGATTCCGTAGAGCCCGGCGCCGAGGGAGTTGCCGAGCCACACGAGGATGTGGCGTTGGGCGGCGATGCCGAGGAGGATGAGTGCGCCGACGGCCCAGGACCAGGCCGCCCAGATGAAAAGGGGGAACGCCGATTCGATGTAGCCGAAGCTGTCCTTGGCGCCGTGGACATAGTCTTCGGCGCGGATGAGGGCGGCGGCAGCGAGCATGAGCTTGAGCAGGATGATGTCGGACGTGACGAGCGCTGCGGGCTGCCACCGGTCGTTGAGAGCGTCAGACATTCGGAGCCTCCCTTCGAGGTGTCGGGTGCTGCTTGAGGTTGAAATCCCCCGGCTTCAGCCGTGGGGAACCGTTAACACCCGACTCCTCTCCGTTTTCGGCTAGCCAGCGAGGAATGTGATGTCGTCGTATGAGGCGGTGTACGCGGCGGCCGTCGAGGACGGTCGCGCCACGAAACCCAAGTAGCCGGCGGTTGTCTTCGACGGGTTGACCGTCAGGTCCCAACCCGCCGGCTCTGACGCAGACGCGGCCCACGACTTCGCTTGCACCGTTCCGCCAGCGGCCGCGATCTTCACCTTGTAGTCGACTCCGGTTGTCCATGTCCTGGGTGTCTCTCCGAGGGTTGTTTCGGTCCAGTTCACCGACTCCGCGATCGAGAGTGACGACCCGAAAGTCCCGACGGCGATTCCGTTCCCGGGGTCCAAGTCGGTTTCATCGGAACGCAGCACGAACCGCGCGTAGACGCTGTTCACGCGGCGGAACGTGTAGGTGATGGTGAAGTTTGCCATTGACGTCTGGTGCCGTACGGCGACGCCATCCTCGGACCCGTAGTTGCCGACGGCCGCGGCGGTCGTGAGGAGGCCACGCCCACCGGAAACGCTGATGGAGCCTCCTGCTGGAAGCGCCGCCTGAACCCACGGGGCGGGCCACCCGGACGTCTGGTCCGTGCCGAACGACGTGAGTTCTCCGGTGGCGGTCCCGGCCTGCATGGTGGCGGGGATGTGAAAATCGCCTGGCTGCGCGTCGTTCGGTGCGGGAGCGGCCCCGACCGCGATCACGTAGGAGTACCCGGCCGGACGCGCCCGCCAGTTGGTGGCGGTCGGGGCCGCCTCGTCAGCGGATGAGCGGACGCGGATGGCGGCGCCACCGAGTGCCGCCTTCAGCGACGGGACGTCGCTGATCACCTCACGCAGATTGTTGTCTGCGGTGTCACCCCACGTCGTCCACGTGCCGCCCTCGTTCGGCTTGGCCGGCATGTTCTGGTAAGCCATCGGTCACGCTCCGAACGCTGCGCCGTAGTTGATGCCGAACCCGCCGGATGCGGTGGCAGTGATGGTGATGTCGTCGTACTGGACGACCTGCGCCGCGCCCGGGGTGGCGCTGGTGCCGGCGACGACGATGCCGAGGTACCCGGCGGTGGTTTTCGCGACGGTCGCGGCGGTGACGTCCCACCCGGTGGGTTCGGGGTCGGCGAGGGGCCACACGCGGGCTTTCACGGTGGGTCCAGTGGCGTCGATCCGCAGTCGGTAGTCGGCGCCGACGGTCAGGGTCTTGGTGGCGGTGGCGATGACGGTCGCTGTGCCCGCGACGACGTCCGAGATCGTCAGCGAGGTGCGGTCGTAGCCGACGCGGACGGCGGTGTTCGCGCCGAGGTTTGCGACGTCGGAGCGCAGCACGAACCTCGGGCGGGCCGCGTCGCTCTGGTGCCGGAACGTCAACAACACGTTGGTGTTGGTTTGCATCCCGGAGCCGTAGCGGATGGCGGCCTGGTCCTCGAACGCGGAGGCACCCAGCGAACCAGTGGTGACGACACCCCGCCCGGCGGCGACGGATGCCCCACCGCCCGCGGGGACACGCTCGGTGATCCACGGCGCGGGCCACGACGCACCATCCACCAGGGAGAATGTCGTGGTGACGTCGGTGACTGTGTTGGCGTCACGGTCCTGGCGCCAATCCAGGGGTCCCGCGTCCGCGGGTGCGGGGGCGGCGCCGACAGCGACGACCGCGGCGAACCCCAGCGGACGCGCGGACCAGTTCGTCGCGGTCGGGGTCTGCTCGTCAGTGTCGGTGCGCCACCGCGCGGCGACCAGCGACGCCCGGTCCTCATCCGTCAGGCCGCCTCCGCCGCCGTGGCCCTGAAGCCACAGGTCCACGATCGACTCCACGGCACGCCGGAACGTCGACCCCGCGGTCAGCGCGACTTCGGCCATGTCGTCGGGCAGAAACCGCCGCGACACGATGTCCTCACGGCGCCACCCAGACGGTGTGCCCATGTCAGACCTTCCCCCTCGCCCCGGCCCACAGCGCCTTGTATTTCGCGGCGGCGTTCGGCATGTTCGACCCGCCGCCCGCGATTCGCAGGGCGTTGCGGATGTAGTCCATGTCCTCGTGGAAGTACGCTTCGACGGCGACGACGTCGCGGTTCTTCCAAATCCAGTCGTACATGAACTGGATGAACGCTGGGGAGTCGCCGCAGCCCTGCGTGCCGTGGCAGCCCCATTCGTTGATGCACATGCCCTTGCCGTGGGCGCGGGCGAACTCCGCGACGTTGTCGAGCATGACACCGGAGCCGGAGGTGCGGCGCAAGTACCGGTTCTTGTCGGTGGGGCAGGTCCCGCCGCCCGCGTCCTTGAACTCATAGATGTCAAGGCCGATCAAGTCGACGACGTCGTCACCGGGGTACGGAATCGACAGGACACCGTTCGCCGCCGACGACCCGGACAGGCCGTTGTCGGAGTTGACCTCGAAACAAATCACGAAGTCCTTGCTGATCGACTTGAAGATCTGCGCGTGGCGGCGGAACCCGGCCTTGAAGCTCGCGACATTCGCGGTCGTGACTTTCCACGTCCAATCGATCTGGATTTCCCACGTCAGGCGGATAATCGAGTTCCCGCGGCCGTACCTCACCAGGTAGTTCGCAGTGTCCCGCGCGATCGAGTCGTATTTCCCGCTGGCGACGCCCGCCCAGTCGTTCCCGGCCGCCTTCGACAGCGGCGTGTACCCGAAGATCAAGCGGCCCTTGTAACCGTTGGTGAGCCCGGCGGGCCAGTCTTCCACGAGCCCGGACTGCCCACCATCCCGCGCGCTGTAGGTGACGAACCCGTCGAGGGGGAAACCCATCCACGACTCCATGTCCGCGGCGGCCTGCGCGTCCATCGGCCGCCCGCACGTGTGTGCCCCGACGTGCCACGGCAGGCCAGATCGGGTCGGGCCGAGGATCCGCATCGCGGCGGACTGTGTCGTCGGGGGCGTCGGGTTGGTCGGGGTCGTGGTGTCCGTCTCCGGGACCCACGCCGGACCACCCCAGCCGGGCGAGACCGCTTCGAGCTGGTCGAGGGGGATGCCCTGGAGGACGGTGTCGACGGAGCGGCCTTGGAGGTAGGTGCCCCACGGGTCGGTCCCGGTCTGCGCTTGCTCACGGGCGCCGGATTCGCAGACGAGGCCAGGTTTCTCGGCGCCGCCGATGACGACGAGGCCGTACTTCTTCATGGCGGTTCCGACGGCCTTCCCGAGCGGGGTGCACTGCGATAGGTCCGCGGATGCCTTGAGTCGGTACCGCTGCCCCATCTTCGGGGCGTTCGCGTCGGTGGAGGTCCCATCGGAGCGGGTCGCGGGCCACACGTACCCGGTCGCGGCGGTGTCGTAGGCGAGGTTCAAGCCGATGGCGTGCCCGATCGCGTTGACGTTCTGCTGCGTCACCGCGGCCCTCGCCTCGCTGACCTTGATCGCGGCGGCGACGAACGAAATCCCAGAGCCGGTGAAACCGGTTCCGGTCGGGAACGCGCCGGTTGAGGTGCCGGCGGAGTCGATACGCCCACCCCACGACGCGGACCACTTCCACGTGCCGTCGGTGGCTTGGGTGAGCCCGAGGAACTCCCACACCTGCTTCGTGTCCAGGGACACGATCGCGGCGGTCTTGAACAGATTCGCGGGGGGCGACATGCCGGACGGGATGGGCACGGCGTCGAGGGCTCCGGTCCCGGCCGTGTTGTGCATGAGCGCCACATCGCCGCGCGTGGACGTGGCCGGCGGGGTGATGTTGACGCGCGGCGTGGACGCGGTGGCCATCCACATCGGGCAGGAGTCCTGGTAGGCGTCGAGTCGCAGAGCCGACGTGGACGCGGTCCCGACCTGGCCGCGGAGGTAGGTGACGAGCCCCGCGGATGCCTTCGCTGCCGGCGCCGACGACAGGTCGCTGTAGAACACGGAGTTGTTGGCGAACCGCAGTGTGGCGGGGTCGGTGGTGTCGGTGCCCGCGGGGGGCGGGACCGCGACCGGCGACGACTGCAGCATCACGTCCGTCAGGGTGAGGTCGCCGCTGGTCTTGACGACCTCGACCTCGACGTCCTTCCACGACGGGATGACGGCTTGCGACGCGGCGGCCCACGTGAACGTCAGGGTCTGCGCCGAGGTGGTGGTGGATTTCGCGACGGCGGCGCACCACACCTGAGAGCCGGACAGGAGCCGCACCTGCACCGTGCCCGCAGCGGACGACCGGACTCCGAACAGGGTCACAACCAGGTCGTTCCCAGACGTGGAGGCGTGCTGGAAGTTCCGCATGTCCAGCTGCAGCCGGACACCGCCGGAGCCGACAGTGGGTGTGCCGGTCGCGGACGTCAGGGTGTCCCCGTCGGACAGGGCGGCTGCGAGGGTCACCCCGGCGGGGGTGGACCAGGTGCCGTCCTGCAGGAGCACCGCGAACGGCCGGACGGTGGGGGACGGGGTGGAGGTGTCCGCGGCCGGGGTCCCGGGGTCGGTCGGTGTGGTGCCCGGGTCGGTGCCGCCGCCTCCCGGGGTGCCGCCGATCGTCGTCCACGACGGCCGCCCGGCGGCGATGGCGGTGCACCACTGGAACACCGTCTGCGACACCCACACGTCGCCGATGGTGAGTCCGTCAGCGACGGCCGGGGCACGGCCGGACGCGAGGGGGGAGAAGTAGATGCGGGAGCCCTGCGTGGCGTCCCGGGCGGGGTTGGGCCACGACCCGTCAGACGCTTGCACGACGGAGGTCACGGCGCCGCGCGGGACGATCGCCGACCCTGACGGCAGAATCCGCCCCAACGCGGCACGGAACAGGCTGGTTCCGTCCGTGGCCTCCTTCGCCATGCGGGCGTCGACGTCCTGCTCACGCACCACGTACTGACGGTCAGACTGCACAGGCTGTGTAGACAAGCGATCTCCTTAGAGGGGGAACAAGGCGGCGACGCGGCCGTCGTCGTCGATGACCATGAGCCCGCCATCCAGGACGGGGGTGGAGGACACCCAGATGCGTCCGTCGGGGTCTTGCCCGACGTACCGGACGGTGGTGGCGGTCGCCGCGATCGCATCCACCGCTGCCCGCGCGGCCGTCGCTTGCGCGAGGGCCTGGTCGGCCTCGTCGAGGGCGTTCAGACCGCGGTCGGAGATGACGAGGGTCTCGGTCTCCCCGAACCTCGCGATCCCGTACTGCAGATCAGCGGTGAAGTTCCGCAGCACCCCGTACGGTCCGGTGCGCAGGGGGCCTTGGACGCCGAGCTGGTCGAACGTCGGCACCGGCTGGCGCGTCGTGGGGTCGAGCAGGGCCCCGTCGTTCCGGTCCGCGGCGAGCTGGTTGCTGACTCGGTCGACCACGACCCACGGGAACGAATAGCCGAACGCGGCCATCAGCCGGTCACCCCCCCGTACGCCACCCAATCCAGGTAGCTGAGGTTCCCCGCGTATGCCTTCCAGCCCGCGGCCGTGTTCGTCGGGAGCTTCGCGGTGATGATCGCCTGCGTCGCCGTAACCGCCCTGTCCTGATAGGACACGTACACCTCCAGCAAAGGGTTCGCCGCTCCCAGCCGCGGCTTGAACAACATCACCCGCGGGGTCCACCCGAGGCCGTGGGTGATGGTCGCGGCCCCCGTTGAGGAGAACGTCACATCGAGGGTTGTTCCGGCGACGATCAGCGGGACGGACGGCATCGTCGGCATGGCCGGGTCTTTTTCTTTCTCCAGGCCGACGCCGCCGCTGCTCGTGATGACGGCCCGGTAGCGGTCGCCGTTGGGCAGGACGTACGCGGCCCCGAGCTGCGGGTCCATGCTGGCGGCCTGCAGGGAAGGGGCGTAGCAGGCTTTCCCGGCGTGAACGCGGTAGTCGACGAGGCTGGCGACGGTGGTGGAGCCTGCGGCGACGGTCGCGACCCCGAGGGGCTGGTAGTCCTCCACGCCGGGCTGCGTGACCCGCCCGACGGGTGACGCCCCGGACATCTGCAGGTACGCGAGGGTCGTCTTTCGGTTCCCGGAGCCCCAGACGCGGCGCAGGCACACGAGCCACGACATGGTGCCGGACGACGCCGCTGGGAGGCTGATTTTCTCGCCGGTGAGGGTGTCGCGGACGCCGTGGCCGAGGGTCCAGCCGTCGGTGAGGGCGACCTCCCGCGTGCCGGGTCCCGCGTACAGGCGCAGCGCGTTCGGGGAGGAGTAGGAGTAGGGGGTGCCGAGGTGCGCGGCGATTCCCGCCCACTCGCCTTCGTTGATGCTGTCGGTGCCGTACCCGACAGACACGATCGCCACTAGTCGATCACCTCGTTCTCATGTCGCGGATGGAGCGGGCGAGCCGGTTGATGGTGGTGCGGAGGGTCACGGATGGGTCGTCGGAGCGTTCCCCGACGATCGGTGTCACCTTCAGGCCGTCTTGGGTGTCCCACACGATTTGTGCTTCGCGGAGGGTGTCGGTCACCGTCACCCCGGGGGCGACTTGCACGGTCACGGTGTCCCCGACCCGCACGGACTTCCCGTACCGGAAACCGGCGGTCTCGGCGAGCGTGAGGGTCAACCCGGTGGTGGCGTCGCCTTCCGCCAACGTCTCGTTGCCGCGTTCGGCGTGGACCGCGGGGTCTTCGGTGTCGCGGGCGTCCCTGAACACCTCGATCGTCTCGCCCCACAGCTGCTCGCGGTCCGTGTCGATCACCGACAGGAACTCACGCGCCGTGCCTTCGCCCTGGCCGCCGACCACAACGCGGGTCGCGGACGGGGCCTGACTCGACCAGGCCCAGTCCACGAGAGCCCCGGATTCCTCCGAGATGACCTGCGGCCGGACGGTCGGGGTGTAGCAGTCCACCACGAGCCCCGCGCCGGACTGCCGCACGGTGACGCCGACGCCGGCGGTTTCGAGGAGCGGCAGGACCCGGTCAGCGATCGGGTGCATGCGCAGGGTGGCGGTGACGCGGCCTCCGCGGCCCGCGTCCGCGGCGACGGTGATGGGCGGCTGCGAGCGGCCCTTGTTCGCGTTGACGACAGTCTTGAGGACGGTTTCGGCGGGGCCGGTGACCGTGTGGTACGCGGTCGCCGCGCCCTGCGCATCGATGGCCCCGGCAGGGTTCGGCCAGCCGAGCAGCCGCGTCAGCAGCCGGAAGTCATCGTCGATCGTGACCGTCAGCGTGCCCTCCCTGCGTGGCCCGTCGCCCTCCGCCGCGGACACCCGCCCTGACATCACCAGCTCGCCGAGGTAGTGCACGGTCATGCGTGCGCCGGAGTCCATCAGGTACGGCACCCGCAGGTCGTCGGTGGGGACGGTGACCTTGCAGTACCCGGTCGACAGATGCCGGGGAACTAGTTCGACACGCAGGGGCGCGCCGATCCACCCGATCCGCTGAAACGCCCGCGTGTACACGGTCAACGTGAACGGCGATAGGCCAGTCACGTCAGCCCCAGGCCCGGTAGTAGAGGGGGTCGAGGGTGGCCTGCACCGCGGACCCGCCTGTCGCGGACAGCGACAGCGTGACGGCGGTCCCGGGCGGGATCGCCGCGAACGTGCTTGGTCCGAGCTGGCCGGTGCGGTCAACGACGGCGCCAGCAGCGGTGTACACCATGGCGGTCATCGCCGACGGGCGCGTGTCGATCACGAGGGACTCGCCGTCAGCGATCGCGAACGGAACCTGCACGGTCCCGCCAGGCAGCCCGACGGTCGCTGACGAGGAGGGGCCGGGGATGGTCCACACCGGGTAGGCGTGGACGTCGCCGGGGTTACGCATCACCGCGGTCCCCATGTCCAGCGCCCCGGAGATCGAGAACGGAGGCCCCGGCAGGAACCCCTCACCAGTGGACTTGCCCCACTCGACCCGCACCGAGGAGCCGTGCCACCACGGGTCCTCCGCGACCATCCGCACCCCGTACAGGTCCCAGCCGCGGCGGGACGGGTCCGCCGAGAACGAATGGTCACCGTCGTCAACGAACCGGCACCGCAGCCTGCGGACCGCGTTCGACGTGGCGAACTCCCACCAGCCCTCCACGTCCGGCCGGAAGCTGCGCCACAGCCGGGCGTCCCGCTCAAGCCAGTCCGCCGTCCCCTTGTCCGACCACACAAACAACGGCCAGAACACGCCGCGCTCCTCCACACGGTGACCGCGCCACCTGGACCCGTGCACCGCCGGCGACGTGCTGGTGTACCGCTGCACCGGCGGCATCCCCAGGCCCCGCACACCGTCCTGGACGAGCATCACCCCGTCCGTCGCCGGATTCAGCAAGTCGATCGGATCCTGCCCGTCCGCCGTCCACGTCGACCGCGCCACCCCCGGCCACGGGATCGGCGCCGGCGGAGGAGGAAGCGGCTTCGGGGACGCGACAAGAACACCCACGAGCGGCTACACCCCCGCGAGCGAGACAAGCGCAAGCTCATCCCGAAGTCTGGTCGTGGTCTTCTTCGCGAACCTCTCCGGGTCGCCGTACACGTCCCCGTGAACATGCACGCCGCCCTGCAGCGCCGCCCACGGCGACGCCGCGTGCTGCTGCACCGGCAGGTGCCGCATCACGGCCTTCCACTGCGCGTCCGTCAACACCCGGTCAGGCTTCATGCCCTGATGGACCGCGACGTCGCCCTTGCGGAGTAGACCTCCCTGGTCGAACAGCTTCACGCCATCGAACAGGCCGCCGTGTTTCATCGCCCAGTGCACGTGATTCCAGTGCATGGCGCGTGTGACGCCGGTGTACATGTGGGGGCGGCCGTGCCACACCTGCCCGCCGTTCGCGGGAGAGTAAATGAGTTCCGCGATCCGTGAGCCCCACGCAGATTTGATGCGGTTGAACACGGCCATAGAGGGCGTGACGTCGATGGCGCGGCCGCGGGAGTGGTAGGAGCGGTTGCCGGTGGCGGTGATCGCTCCGGGCCGGTACGCGGAGTGGAGCTGGACGCCGGGGACTGCGTTACGGAGCCAGTTCCACTGGTTCTGCCAGCCCATGACGTTCCCGGAGGCGGTGCCGTTCCCTACGGGGCCGGTGCCTCCGAACATCGACGACAACAGGGACTTGGCCTTGTTGGCGACGCCTTCCGCGACCTTCGGGATGAACCCGCGGGCCATGCCCCACGCGAACCCGGCCGTTCCGGGGAGGTCACCGAGGATAGCTTTCCCGAGCCCGACGAACGCCCCGAACGGGTTCCCGAAGAAATCCAGCACGGCGCCGCCGACGCCCTTGAGGGTGTCGAGGATCCCGCCGCCCGCGAACGACCGCGGCCGCCAGATCCCGCCGGACGCGAACGCGGTTCGCCCGAGGTAGGGGGTGTCTCCTGCGCCGGAGCCGGGGGTGCCGTCGCCGAACAAGAAGCGGCGGATGGCGCCGACGCCGCCGCGGCGGGCGATGGCGTTCATCTGCCGGATCAGGGCGGGGCCGAGTGCACGGACCCATTCGGGGACCATGATCGCCTCGCCACCGGACAGGTCCAGGCGGCCCCCGGTCGGGGACCAGAAGCGGTGCACGTCCCTCCCGGGCGTGTACCCGGGAAGGACGGACCCGCTAGCGGCCTTCGTGACGCCCGGCCCGAGCCACAAACCGCCCTTGGCGAGCCTGGGGACGCGCAGGGAGACGCCGATGCCGCTGAGGGCGGAGTTCATCTTCCCGACGAGGTTGGCGTTGATCCAGGAGCGGGTGGCGTTGATCGGTCCCTGCACGGAGCCGGTGAGGCGGGACCAGACGTCCGCGATGCCGCGCTGCGCCGACTGGAAGAACGACCACACGCTGTTGACGCCGTTCTTCAAGTTCGTGAACGACGTGGAGATCCGGGACCACGCGTTGCCGATGGTCGACGTGATCGCGGACCACACGGTCGACATCGTCGCGCGGAGCGTGTTGAACGCGCCGGTGAGTGTCGACGTCGCCCAGGTGCGCAGCGGCGTGAACCAGCCGACGAGCCGCGAGTACGCGTTCGACACGGCCGTAGTGATCGCCGACCACGCAGTCGACGTCGCGGACCGCAGGGTCGCCCATGCGCTGGTGAGGGTGGACACGGCCCAGGTGCGCAGCGGCGTGAAGATCGCGATCAGGCGAGCCCACGACGCTGACACCGCCGACGTGATCCCAGCCCAGGCTGTCGCGGCGACCGAGCGGAGCAGGTTCCATGCGCCGGTCAGGGTCGTCGCCGCCCAGGCGCGCAGCGGCGTGAAGATCGCGAGCAGGCGAGCCCAGGCCGCGGAGACGGCGTTCGTGATCGCCGACCAGGCGGTTTGCGCTGCGGCCTGCAGTGTCCGCCAGCCGGCGGTCAGTTGCCCGGTGACCCACGCGACGAGCGTGGAGAACACCCCGGACATCCGCGCCCACGCGTTCGCCACGGCCGTCGACACCGTCGACCACGCGACGGTCGCCGCGGTCTGGAACGCCTTGAACGCCGGCACCAGCGTGGCTTGGAGCGCTGCGGCGAGGAGGTTGAAGATGCCCTTCGCCGCGTTCCACATGCCCTGGACGCCGATGACGACGAGCGCGAGCGCGACAGTCGCTGCGGTCTTGTACGCGTTCCACGCTCCCGCGAGCACCTTGGTCAGGACGTTCCCGAGGAACGTGAAGATCGGCGACATCACCGACCAGGCCGCCGAGACCGCGGCCGACACCGCCGACCAGGCCGTCGCGGCAGCGGACCGGAACTGAGCCCAGCCAGCCGCCAGCCGACCGCCAAGCCACGCTGCGACCTGCGTGAACACCCCAGACAGGTAGGACCAGGCGGCGGACACCGCCGATGACGCCCCGGACCAGGCCGTCACCACGGCGTCTCGGAACTGGCCCCAGCCGGTCGCCAGCCGCCCGCCAAGCCACGACGTCAAGCTCGCGAACACGCCCGAGATGACGCCCCACGCCGTCGACACCGCTCCCGACACGGCGCTCCACACCGTCTGCGACGTCGCGAGGAACGCGGTCAGGACGACGCCGGCGGCCTTCACGGCTGCCCCGAACAGTCGCCCGAGGATCTGCCCGACTGACAGGCCCATCTCCGTGACCGACGCTACGATCGTTCCCTTCGCGGCCCCGAAGATCCCCTTGAACGCCGCGCCGAGGATCACCCCTGCGCCCTTCAACACCGCGCCGATGCGGCCGAGGAACCCGACCTGCAACAGGCCGATGATCCCATCGAACGCGCCCTTCACGATCTGGACCAGACCCTCCCACGCCTTCCCGAAGTCCAGCGTGAGGATTCCCGTGAGGACCTTCAGTGCGCCGCCGATGATGTTCACCGCGCCCCGAACAACCCGCACAAGGCCGTCGATCATGCCCATCACCACGGGCCCGAAGATCGCCAACAGCCCGCGGATGATGGGGGAGTTCACCAGCGCCTGACCGAACGCCGCGAACGCCGGCAGCACGTCACCGGTGATCGTCTGCCCGATGCCTTGCAGCGCGGGCCACACCTTCGCCGCGACCTGCTGCGCGAACTGCGTGAACCAGCGCCCCACCGGGGACTGCGCGATCGCGTCGAACCCGGCCTTGAGGCGGGCCATCACGCCCTCACCGCCGCCGGCACGGGCGAACAGGTCACCCATCGCGCCACCGACAGCCGTGAACACGTCCAGCAGCGCCGACATCGCAGGCAGCAACGCGGACCCGACGATCGCCTTGAAGTTTTCCCACGAGGCGGCGAGTCGTGCCTGTTTGCCGGCGTAAGTGTCCGCTTCCCGCGCGAACTGACCCTGAGCCGCCGCGGACTGCTTCATGATCAACGAGACCCTGGCTTGCGCCTTGGCCTGCTCCAACGCGGCGCCCTTGAGTTTGTCCTGACCCTTCGCCGCGAGTTCGGCGTTGATCATCGACTCGTTCAGGGTGATGCCGTACCGTTCGAGCGGGTCGTACTCGCCGCGGAGCGCCGCGGAGAGGGCTTCGACGGATTCCTTCGTGGTGCCGCCGAACGTTGCGGCGAGGTCGGCGCCGCGCTTGATCAGGATTTGTGTCTGGTCGCCGAAGTCCTTGAAACCTTGGTTCTTGAGCATCGCGCCCATCGTGGTCGCGAGCTCGTTGTACTGGTTTTTCGACAGGCCGAGGTTCTTCGACGCCGCCGCGGACGCGGCGTTGATCGCGGCCGCCTGCTTCCCGAAGACGGTGTTGACGCCGCCCACGGACTGCTGCAGGTCGGACGCGCCCTTGATGGCGTCGGAGAAGAACGACCCGAGGCTGACCGTCGCGGCAGCCGCGGCCAGGGGCGCGAAGATCTTTTTCCCGACGCCGACCATGGCGCCGGACATGCCGCCGCCCATCTTCTTGCCCGCGTTGCGGCCGGTGCGGTCCGCGTCGGCCTCCACGCCGCGCATCTCCGCCGCGATTTCCTTGCGAAGCCCTTGAGTGCTCGGGACGATGGAGATCCACGCAGTGGCGAGTTCGATGCCGTTGGCCACCAGCACCCCCACCCGGTCGTTGTCAGGATGCTTCGGGCAGTGACCAGCCGAGCCAGTCCGCGGTCTCGTCCAGGCTCATGCGGGCGTCACCGAGGTGTTTCTTCTCCGGCCGCAGCTCCGGCGGGAGCATGCACTCCGGCAGCTTGGGGCGGTCCTTCTCTTTCCCGGACCCGCGCTGCCAGTTCGCACCCGCGAGGGTGTGGTGTAGCAGCAGCTGCAAGTGCTCGGAGGTGGAGTGTCCGCACTCCGACATGGCCCGCTTGAACGGGGAATCGTCCGGGGCGTGCATGAGGACCACGAGCAGGTCACGCCACCGGAACCGCGTGTTGGGGAAGTCCCGCAGCCGCTGCCCGTGGCGGATCAGTTCGTACTCGACCTCGGTGGGGTGCTCGTCGATCAGGTCGACGAGCCCATGAATTCCCCCAGGCTCGTCTCCATCGCCGCCTGCAGCTCACCGATGCAGTCGGCCTGCTCCTTGAACGACAGCCCGTCCCACGCGTCGAGGAATCCCCGCACGCCCTCGAACGCGTCTTCGACCATCGTGTACCCGGCGTCGATCTCGTCCCGTCGACGGTTCAGCCGCAGCCATTTCGGGGAGAACACGTCGTGCAACGGCCTGGACGTGAACTCGTCGCCGCCGATGGTGAGAGTGACGGTGTCGTCATCGACAGACGCCGTCGCTTTCGGCTTCCGGTCCGCGGGCTTCTTCGCGCCTGCTGGCGTCGTGGGCATCCCGGCCCCTTCCTATACTCGATTCCCGGCACTGATGGATGGGGCGTCTGGGGGCGGGCCGGGATGGAAACCCCCAGACGCCGGCTTGTTACGGGGCGAGCTTCTTCCCGTCGTCGGAGTAGATGTAGAGCTTCACGCCCTCGTCGTCGGGGAAACATTCGACGGTGACGGGGTAGCCGATGATGGAGGAGTCCTGGAAGGTGATGTCGCCGACCTCGGTGACCTGGGAGTCCGGCGCGACGAGCCGCATGCGGGCGTCGCCGTCCTTGATCTCCATGACCCGGACACGGTGGGGCAGCTGCTCCGCGGTGACCCGCACCGCCAGCAGGTTCCCGGAGGAGGCGGAGGCGGCGGTCGCGGTGACGTTCGGCTCGCCGTACACCTCACGGTTCACGTCCGCGCGGGCGGCCTCGATCATCGTGTACTGCAGCGTGACGGAGTGCTCGTTCTGGGTGATCTTGACGACGTCACCACCCCACGCCTTGATCTTGTCGGTCTCGCGCCCGATGGTCATGGACACCCCGTCTTCGGAGATGTACCCGACCCCGACGATCGCCGCGTCAACCGCCGCGACGGTATCCGTCGGCAAAGGCGACAGCAGCGGACCGGACAGCAGGCCACCGGTAGCGAGCGGCTTACCGGCGATGACATTCTGGACCAGATTGGCCACGGTGATTTCTCGCTTCCCAGTGCTTCCCGGCCCTGGGTTATGTATTCAGTTGTTGCTACAAAAGTCAGGTGGTGCGGGGGTTCCTCACGTTCAACCCGTCGCCGCGGATCTCGCCCTCACACGCGACCAGCACCAGCTCCCGCACGTCCTCCGCCGCGAACCCGAGCGCGGTGAGTTCGTCACGGAACATCGCCAGCGCCGTCGCCGTCGACACACGGTCACGGCCGCGCGGGGGGCGATCGAACACGTCACTCACCGGCGTCGACTTCCAGTCCGTCCACGACGCGCGGGCCCGCGCCTGGCTTCGGCAGGATTCGCGGCGGCTCCGCACCCGACGCCGGGACACGCGCCCAGCCCTGCGCCTCCCACCTGGCGACATCGGCCTCGGGGACCTTCACGACCGACCCGAACACCGGGTGACTCAACTTCACTGCCATGATGCCTCCCCAAACGATTCACCGAACCGCACACCGAACCAGCAGCTCGTGCAGGAACTGATACCTGGGCATCGTCGTCCGCGGGTCCTCAAAGTTCACCGGCCCGGAGCCTTCCGCCACATGCGACAGCCACGCACCCGCCGGCGCGGCCGGATCACCGCCCTGGACAAGGGTGTTGTCCAGGGCGAGGAGCGCCGCCCGTGCATCGGCGCACAGACGCCATGCATCCGTCGACTTCCCGGCCCAACACTCCACGAGGACCGTCGGCCGGTCATGCGCCGGCGACCAACGAACACCGCCGGTGCGGGACACCCGAACCATCCGCGCAGGGAACGCCAACTCACCAGACTTCGACCTCGGGATGCTCGTTGCGACCGTCGCCCCGGGCAGCAGCGGCCGCAGATACGCAATGACATGCGCCTCCACGTCCACGCTCTCCGCGCCGACCACGGCCGCCACCCCTCACCGCCCGGCGTCGATCGACCGCACCAGAACGTTGGTCTTCGCGTTCGCGCGCCGCGCACCACGCGACGCCGCGATCACCGCCGCACGAGACCGCGTCGCGCCCTCACCCGACACCGCCACAAACCCGTCATCCTCACCACCGGCGGCGTCACGGATACGCTCCGCCCGCCGCAGCAGATCAGCCTTGATCCTCGGGTGCCGCAGCAGCTGCTCGAACCCGCGCTCGTGGAACTTGATCCGCACCGCCACGTCAGCCCTCCACCCTGTTCAGGTCGAACGTGACGCCCGCGACCGGATTCGACCACGGCCCAGACGTCCAGTCCGCGACCGGGCCGTCCACCTCGAACTCATCCCCAGCCAGCAGCACAGCACCAGTGTTGTCCTGCACGAACGGCCACACCACCCGGTCATGCTCACCCACCTGCGTGCCCGCCGGCGCGTACACCGTCAGGCCCTCCACAACAAGATGCCGCCTGGCCTCCACCGGCTCATCCGACAGGCGCGGCGACACCGCATGCACCGCCACCGCCACCGGATCAGCCCACGAATCCTCCACATTCCCGTGCGCGTCCGGCTCCCCCGATGAGGACCACACTCGGTGCCCGATCGTCCACGGCGTCGGGATCACGCCAGCCACCACGCTTCAACGACCCAGCCACGCGCGACCGCGTCCCTATACGACACAGCTTCACGTGCTCGAGCTACCTCACCGGCGTGAGCCGCAAGACGCCCGCCGCCGAGCATGATCGAGAACGCCCCATCCCGCGCGCCGTCGATGGCCGCGCAGACACCCTGCAGATCGTGGAACTCGGACTGCAGGAACGCGCCCCGGCGGTCCGAGCGGGGCTCGACCCGCTGCGTGAAAGGACCGGCCGTCTGTGTCGTCACCTCACCGGCACCGGTCTCGGCCCAACGGGTGACAGCGTCCAGGATGATCGCCCGGACCGTCTCCGCCTGATCGGTGGATAGCCCGTCACCGGCGATGCACGGCGCGATCGCCACAGCCCGCGCGGTGATGGACCGGATCATCGCCGCTGCCTTCTCGTCCCCGATACCGGGAACGAACACGGCGACGTCGGCGGGAGTCACGAACTCAACACTCACCACGTGACCCCCGCCCGCACGCCGCTGCTACTCGCTGGCGTCGTCGTCGCCGCTGTCGGCGTCTGTCTTCCGGCGTGCCGGGCGCTTCGGCTTCTCCTCCTCGAGGAGGTGAGCGCCGACGAGCCCGTCGGCCCACTCCGGCAGATCGTCGCCCTCCGCGAGGGTCACGACCTCCAGCGTGTCGGGCCGCATCACAGCCGTGTTGCCCGTCAACTTCGGCATCACAGCACCTTCACGGCCATCGCACGGTTCGCGTCACGCGCCACCGGCAGCGTGATCGCGTCCGCCATGACCTCGACCGTGTAGGGGATGCGGTCCTCCCGGTACACGCCGACCACGACACCCGGCTGCTCACCGGGCGCGATGTCGAACTCCGGGGACTCCGACGTGACCGTCTGCCCGTAGAACGTGGCACCCAGCTCGGTGCCGTCCTGGTCGAACGGGTCCGTCGGCGACGGAAGGAAGTAGATCCACTCCTTCGGCAGCACCAAACCGGACTTCGTGGACCGGTTGTACTTCTCGATCGACGGGTAGCCTGCGGCGTCGATGATCGAGTTGACCTCACCGGCCATCGGCATGCGCGTGGCGCCACCGACGAGGACGGTGTGGAACTGCGCGCCGCGAGCGAACGCCGAGAACGCGGCATCCGACATGACGATGCAGCCCGGGCGGTCACCGCGGTTCTTCGTGGCGTACAGCTCCAGCCACGTGTCCAGCTGCTCCATCCGGTCCGTCGCCGGGTCAGACCACAGCGCCGGAGCCGTGAACGACAGCGCAGAGTCACGCCCGAAGTCGTCGTTCAGGATGAAGTTGTGCTGGTTCGCGAGAGCCTTACCGGTGTGGATCACCTGGCCGCGGGTCCGCTCGTTGCGGTCCGCGATCGACCACGCCGCACGACGAATCGCCCACTCGACCGACTTGCGAACCTGGTCCTCCGGCAGACGCCGAAGGGCCTTCTGGGTCCGCTCGTCGATCGGCTGGTTGTTGCTCATCGCAACCAGCTCGATCAGCGTGGAGCCGACCACGTCCGAGGAGATGATCTCCGGGGCAGCGTTGTACGCCCGGTAGTACGCCTCGTCCACCAGGCCGTGCTCGCCCTTGATGAACTTCACGTGGTCATCCGCGACGGACACGTTCGGCAGGAACCGCGACAGCGATCCCTTCGCCTGCTCGCGTGCCTGCAGCTCCGCGCGGGCGATACCGGTCGCCTCGACCGGGGTGATGATGTCAGTCCACAGAGGCATTCAGATCACACCCCAGCCGTGAAGTAGAAACCGGCCGGCGCGGCGGCCGGGAGGTTGGCGGACACGGGGAGGAACCCGGTGCGGATCGACCCGTGGAACAGGAACGCGGCGGCGCGGTCCTCCACACCATCGGTCTCGTGGTCGCCCATGAGGAACGCGAGCTTCTCCCCGGCTGCTCCGGTGAAGGGCTTCACGGCCTTCGGGTCAGCGATGTTCACGATCAGGCCGGACTTGAAGTACCCGTCCGGGTAGTGAGTGGCCTTGGTGAACGTGGAGACGTCGAGCATCGCGGTGGTCACCGCGTCGCGAATCCCGTGGGTATGGAGAAGCCACCGGAAGTCTCCCGAACCAAGGGTCTTCGAAACGATGCCAGGCATTCTGGATCGCCCCTTTCCTTTGAATTACGGGTGATTTAGGTGCCGCTACGCGCAGAACGCGCCTGATAAGCGCGCATCGCGTCAGCGACCGAACTGGGCTTGCCGGAGTCGACCGCCCCAGCGGACGGGTCAGGCTTCGGCACCGGGGGAGCCGCGACAGCCGCCAACTCCGCCTTGAAGGCGTCAGCGTCGGCCTCGAACTCCTCCCGGGTCGTCCCGGACAGGCGTCGCGCCTGCGCGAGAGAGAGGCCCTTTGCGGCGGCGACCTCGTTCCGTGTGCGCTCCTGCTCGAACGCCGCCAACCTCGCGTTGGCCTCCTCGAGCTGCTTGCGTGCGTCGTCGCGTTCCGCGACAGCGCGTTCCTGCTCCGTCATCTGCTGACGGCGCAGCTCATCCAACTGCGCCTGCGCCTCATCAGCGCGGCGCTTCTCCTCCCGAGCGGCCTTCCGCTCGGCAGCGATCGCCTTCCGCCCGGCGTCACCGAGACCATCGGAATCGCTCCGAGACTCCGGCTCCTTCTCAGGCGGCTTCTGCTCATCCTGCTGCTCGTCGGGCTGCCCGCCCTCGTCGTCGGCCTCCATGCGGGCGCCGCCGAACACAGCCCTGTGGAACGCCAGCAGCGCATCCACGGCGCCAGGAGCGGACAGGTCGAACGGGTAGGGGAGGGAACTTCCAGACATGCGTTGTGCTCCGAATCGCTCGGTTGAAGCCCGCTCGGCGTCGCGCCAGCGGGTGGTTTAGGTGATGTACGCGTACTCGCGCAGCAGCCGGACAGCGTCGTCACGGCTCGTGGCGGACGCGAGGATCGACTCAGGCATCAGCCGCGCCCCGCGCACACCGGAACGCCCAGCAACACCAGCTCGCGACGTTCCTTCGGACGTCACCAGCACGGAACGCGCACTAACCTGTGCAGTCGACATGCCGCGGCGCGCGTTCACGACCTGCCCCATGTCCGCACCCAGCCGGATCGCCTCAGCCCCGGCCTTCCCGAACGTAGCGTCCTGCTCCGCCCCGGTCAGCGAGTCGAAGTACTCCCGCGGGTCCGTCCGGAAATCCCCGGCCGCGTCCTCCATCGCCGGGATATGCCGGCACGCGCACCGCGGGTGACGTTGGAAACCGTCGCTCCACCGGTACCAGCGGCCAGCGAGGATCACACACCGGCCGCACGCGCCAGGGTTGACCATCCGCACATACCCGGTCACCTGCGGGTGCGTCCCAAGTGACACAGCCGCGGCCTGCCGGGCAACGTCCTGCAACTGGGTCTCGACGATCATGTCGAACTGCGCCGCAGTCGCCGCCAACTGCAGCAGCGACCCTAGGTCACGGCCGTCTGACGCGACCCCAACCAGCGCCTCCGGGCGAACCTCCGCGGCGGGGGAGGGGTCGATGCCCTGCTCGGCGAGCATCGCCTCGAACGCCGCTAACGTCTCGGTCGCCGCCGCCAACTGCAGCCCGATCATGATCGCCAACAGCCGGTCAGGTGATTCATCACGTACCCGGCGCGCCGCGAGCAGACCAAGCGCCGTGATCCGCGCCTGCGTCGCGTAATGCTCAACCGCCGACGACAGCACCCGCCACCGGCCGCTCGAGCTGGGTTTGCGTGGCGGCCTGCGTCACGCCAGCCATGATCCGCTCAATCGCCGGGTCCTGCGCCTCAGCCGCCAGATACGCCCGCTCACGGTCCTTCCGGGCCTCGTCCCAGCCGAGTTCGTCCCACACGCCCTCACGGGAGATCAGGCCCTGCGAGTTCAGCTTCATCATCGCGTCGGCCCGCTCCGACAGGGTCGGGGTCGCGGGGTTCTCCCAGAGTGTGCGGATCTCGTTCGACTGCAGCCACTCACCGGTGCGGAACCGCTCATACAGGGCCATGACCCACGCCCACGCGTCGCCGTCGTTCGCGTTCATCGCCTCGACGTTCATCACGAGCCGTGATTCGTCCGCGCGGATCGCGCCCTCAGCGGCCGGGTTCACCGACTGCTGCCCTGCGTACCGGGTCGGGAGCCCAAGCACCGCGGCGCACCAGGCGAGCATGTTGTTCACCGACGCGTGGAAGTTGTCCAGCGACGACGCGGTGAACTGCCCGAACTTCGCGTTCTGGTTCGCGGTCGCCTTGATCGCCGTGAAGTACGTCTCCCACGTCGGCAGCGGCTTCCCGTCATCACCGACGAAATCACCGCGGGACACGCCGATCGCCCACTTGTCCGGCACCGCGTGCGTCTCCGACGCGACGAGCATGTTCGTGATCAGCCGCGCGATGCCGTCCGTCATGCCGATCACATCGGCCATCTCCGACGTGCCGTCCCACCGGCCCGCGCGAGGCCGGTTCAGCAGCATCACCACCGGCACCTGCCCCAGGCGGTGCTCATCGACGTCCTCCACGACGTAGCCGCCCTCACGCAGCGACAGCCACACCGTCCGCTCCGGCAGATACAGGGTCTCCAGCGCGTCCAGTGACAGCGCGTCACGCCGCCACTTCCGCAACGCCCCCACCATCCGACGCCGCCGGTTGTCGACCAGGCACGTCATCTGCCGCGGATCCTCAACCGTCACCAGCGGATGCTCAGGGTCGTCCTCGTTCGTCCCGACCGTCACGAACGTCCGCCCGAACACGCCACGATCCTTCGCCGCGAGCGGAGCCTGCGAATCGAGGTTGTTCGCCTCCCACGCCTCCCGCAACACCGCATCAGCGTCCGCCGACCCGCGCCGCTGAAACGCCCTCACCTTCTGCCTGCGGGTCGGCTCATCAACAGCCATCCGCGGCACATTCACCACAGTCTCGAACGACCGCAGTAGCTCATCCGGCGCGACAATCCCCATGTGCTGCAGACGCTGACGGCCCTCATAGTAGGAGTCCAGCCGGTCCAGCCCGCCGCGTTGACGACCCAGATTCCCCGACATGCGCGACACGATGACCTGCTCGTCATCAGAGAGTTTCGAGGCGCGCAGCAGCACGAGACAGGCGCCCCTCTCGGTTATCGGAAACAGAACACCCGCGTGTCCGGTATCTCACTGGTCCATCCGGCAGCCCGCGCATCCGCGGCAGCCTTATGACACACCGCCGCGGCCATCGCAGCGTCGATCTTCTGCGTCTGCGACGGCTTCCCCAAAATGTACCGGTCACCAGGCCGGGCCAGCCTGCGAGCGTTCCCAACATGCAACCCAGTGACCGGGCACCCGTCGTGCCGCAACGCCCCAGTCCCCAGATCCGTCACGAACCGCTCCAACGCCGCATGCATCGGCGGAACCCGATACGTCGGCCACTCCACGAACACCTCGTCGCCGAATTTCCGCGCCCACGACGCGATCTCCGACTGCCACAACGGAGGGTCGCAGTACACCCGCTCAAGACGGTACGTGCGGGCGATCTCGTCCCACGCCGCGTGCACCTCGTCACGGGGGGTGCGGCCACCCCACTCCGCCGGATTCCAGATCGTCGGCCGCGCATCCGGCCCATACCTCGGGGTGAACAACAGCCCGTCGATCGTCTCCAACTTGATCGCCGTCCAGTCGTCCGTCTGCGCGCCGTCGAACCCGCCACACACCGACGCCCCAGACGGGGGAGGATCAACCCACCTCATGACCCGCCCACGCGGACTCCCACACACCTTCAGGCAGCCACGACCCCGCGCCCTGCACCACCCGGTTACCGAAGAACCGCTCAGCCTGCGCCGGATCATGCACCATCAGCTCATCAGCCTCAGCCATGATCGAATCCACCGACACATGCGGCGAATCCCGATACGCGAACTCGATGATCCGCCGCCGCTGCCGCCGATCCATCCACGACAACTCCGCCGGCGGCACCGGGTAGAAGATGAACACATCATCCGGGTTCGTCTCGAACGCCCGCTGCGCCGACGAATCCTCCGCAGGATTCCACGGGTTCGTCGTGCACATCCCACGACCACCCATGCCGGCCGCGCCACGACGCATCGTGTCCGCCGTCTTGATCATCCCATTGCTCGCAGTGTACGTGCCGTGCTCGTCCTGCACGAACGCTGAAATCGGGTTACCAAGCCGGGACAGCGCCGCCGACGTCACCGCGTCAATCCGGTCCAGCTCCGGGTCGTCCGGATTCTCACCCACGACCCGAATGAACTCCTCGCGCGGCAACAACAGATTCCGCAGCGGAGAGTCGTTGAAACGGACCATCGTCGTCAACGGCCGCCAAATGTTGTCCACCTGATCCTGCGACGTCGCCAACACCTGCACCAACGGCGACGGATGCCGCCGACCCATCGGCTCACCCGGCTCATACTCCCAATACCAGCCGCACGGGCAGCCATGGTCCGCGCAATCCCACACGTCACCACGCTTCGCCCACCCAGCGAACAACTCCGGCCCAACAGCCATCACCGCGACGTAACACGCCGACATCGGGCCCTTGCCGGTGTTGCAGGTGGGGATGAACTCCCGGCCAGCTAGGAACACGTGCGAGTCCGCCTCGACGGTGATGCACTGCGTCGGTACCGTCTCAATGCGGTCGACAGCGACAATCCGCCGATGCTGGAACTGACCGTGCCCGCGCCCCGGAGGCTTCAACCGCTGCTGCTTACGCGGCAACGAGAACACCGGCATGTCAGAACGCGCCGCGAACGCAATCCGCCACTTCGGGCCAGTCGCTACCCCATTCAACGTGGCAACGCCCTCGTAGCAACGGACCTTGACGCCCAGCGACCACAACAACGCTGTCACGCCGTCCCTCAACGCCGGCAGAGTCGTCGTGAACTCGCACTTCCCCTGGCGCTCATCCGCGTAGCCGTCGGTATCCATCAGGCCCTGCAGCAACTCCCACCGCTGCCGCTCGGACGCCCACAGGTACCGCTCCGGTATGTGCTTGTTGCCGAGCACGCCCGCGCCTCGCAGTAACACCATCAGGCCGTGCACCTGCCGGCGCTTCTGGACCGACGTGCGCGTCACCCGGAAACCGTCAGCCGCGATGCGGTCGAACACCTCATCGTCGACACCGACGACCCGACCATCAGCACGGCACCCGTCACCAAGCCACGCGCCCAGCGTGTACGGCGGAACAGGCAACTCCGCATCCGGCAACTGCACCGGCTTCGCGTTCGGCACCCGATACCGGTGAGCACCGCCGCCGTCGCGGAGGTTCCCAACCAAGTCCTCCGTGCGGACCCGCTCGATCTTCACACCACGACGAGACCGACGCTCAACCCACCACTGGTGATCCTTGCAAGCGACGAGCGACGAACCATCAGAGAACGCCACCCGGTACGTGTCCGAGCGCCACACCGGAGACTTCGACAACACGCGCGTCGGCCGACCCGACTCATCAAACACGAACGCACCGACAGGAACATCACCGATCGTCGACCACCCATCGGTAGTCGCAACCGGCGTGTCCAACGCGAGAGCCTTCTGGGCCATCACGACCTCAGACCGGCGGTACGTGAACGCCTGATTCAGCGGCGGATCATCCGGGTCATACGTCGCGTCCTCACGCACCCGGTAGTGATTCGCACCAACCCAGAACTGCCAGTCGTACTGCTTGAACGGCCGCCGCCGCTTGAACCCATCCGGGATGCGGCAATGCTGCTCGATCCAGCCGTCTACCAGATCCCCGAGAGTTGGGAAATCGACTGCGCCGACACGATCACTGTGCATCGCCCGCCGCACGCAGACGCCGCTCACGCTTCACCGGATCCACCGCCGGCCGCTGCGAACGCTGCGCCGCGACCTCATCGACCGCGACCTTCCAACCCATCTCCGCGAGACCAGCCGTCGTCAACCCAACCTGATCCGCCAGCCGATGCAACTGCGCGAACAGCGACGCCGGAGCGTCCGCATCCTCACACCGCACCGACACCCGCACCCACAACGCAACCGTCCGCGCACGCCACGACTCCGAAGGGAGCGACCACGCACACGCCTGCGGCGTCCGCCACGCCCACTCCCACACCTCAAGCTCCCGCTCGAGCGGAACCGGCAACGGCCAATCCGGAACCGGACCCCGGAATCCCTCAGCAGGAAGCGCCGTCAGCGTGAAACCGCGGGCATCAGACCGCGCAGAACCCTCCACGGGCTTGTGATTTCGGTTGCGGCGACCGCCACTCGTCATGATCTAACTCCCTCAGCGGCATCGCACCGCGATCAGGTCACCGAGAGGCATCGCGCCCCCCAGCCAGAAATGTTTGCGCCCTCCGCACATCGGAGAGCCCTCGGCCCAGGAGGGGGCCCTGGGGCGGGCTCGGGGTGGCCCCCACCCCTTCACCGGTTTCGGTTGGCGGCTCCGATGTTGCAGTCGGGATGCTCGGGTCCGGTCCACCCGGTTTGGCTGTCGGTGTGGCCGAGATGCCAGTTACCGGGGTCGATCGGGTTTCCGCATCGCCAGCAGGAGAATCGCTCTCCGGCGTTCATGCGGTTCTGGTACTCGGCTCTGAGTCTGCGGTGTGTGTGCCCGTAGCCGCGTGCCTCTCGGCTTCCTCGTTCTTGGTCCTTGGCTCGGGTGCAGGCTGGGCAGCGTGAGCCGTTGGGGATGAGGCGCGGGCAGTCGAGGCAGACTCTCACGCGGGTTGGAGTGCGTCGCCTTGCTGTGCGAGCAACTCGGCGAGGGTGTCCCAGGTCATGCGGAACCGGCCTTTGAGGCCCCAGGCTGTGCCCCAGGAGTTCTGGCAGAGGATCGTCTTGCTGCGGAGGTCGACGCCGACGGCTAGGTACTCGTGTCCGCCGACGACCTGGCCTGTGGGTTGCACGAGGCCGGCTGTGTTGGGTCGCATCATGTCGGTGGTCCAGTTGGTGCCGAGCATGACGGGACCGAGGGAGAGTGCGGCGAGGGTGTGGTCGAGGCCGAAGCACCACCGGTATGCGGTGATGTGGGCGGCTTCGCGTGCGGCTTTGGCGACGGCGAGGCCGGATGATCCGTCGTCGTCGGGCGGGTACGTTTCGGGCCACTGGTCGAGGTGGGTGGCGCGGGAGTAGAGGCGCATCGCATCCGCGTGGTTCAGGAGGCGGGCGCCAGTCTTGTGGACGGGGCGGCTGTTGATCGCGTGGGCCATGGCGTGACCCGTGCATCCATTTGAGTTGCCCTGGTCGAGGGTGGCGCCGTAGCGGCGCCACGTCACGGTGCGCACCGGGCCTGCAGCGGCGGGGTAGTTCAGGGACCTGCGGTCGTGCTCTACCCGGCGCCCGAGACGTGGGGTCATTCGCAGTCCGTCCCTGCTCGTCCAGCGTCGAGGGAGTCACGCAGGATCTGGGCTCGGGCGACGTCGATGATCCCGAGGTGCACGGCGGGGCCGGAGTCGCCTTCCCAGTCGACGGTGATCTTCTCGAACCCGGTTGGGTGGGTGACGCGGCGGATGGTGATCACATCGGTCACGGTGCCGTCCATGCCGCTCCTCCCTAGTCGGGTTGCAGCGTGGCGTGACGCTCCAACTCGGGGCTGGCTGCACTTGGAACGTGGCTGTCAGCCTTGCTGCTGCCTGGGCTCAGCTGGCGCCCGTGGGGGGGAGTGTGTGTGCCCGCCGCGAGCTGCGAGGGGTGGGCGGCTCCGCGGGCTCTCACCTGGCTAGCCCCGCGCTTGGTTGGGGAACCGTGCTGGGCTGGGTGAGGCGCGTCGGCGCGTGTGTGGACGCGCGCGGCGCGCGATCATGCCGGGGTGTCGCCCGGCTGTTCGGGGAAGTCGGGGGCGGGGACGGGCTCGCCGGGGGTCTCGGTCGCCGTGTCGTTCGGCGGGACGGTCGGCTCCGGCTCCGGGGTGGGCTCGGGGGTGGGGTCCGCCGACGGCGGCTCCTCCGGGCTCGGCTCCGGGCTCGGCTCCGGCTGCACGTCGTTGGCGTCGAGGCTGTCGGACATCGCGTTCACCCGCGCCACCGCACCATCCAGCTCAGCGACCTTCTCCTGAAGCTGCGTCTTCGCGGCCTCGTTGTCGGTCTGCAACGCGTCGATCTGCGCGAGCAGGTCGGTCTGGATGTCGCGGATCTCCTTCGCGACCGCCTCCGCGAGCCTGTCAAGGGCATCCGTCATAGCGGACATGTGGGTCTCCATCCGTGAGGCGATGTGCACCAGAAGCTGCCGCTCCGTGGCCTGGCTGAGGGGGATCGTCAACGTGTGCTGATTCGCCACGCGCGGGCCTCCTCGGGTTTGGGTTGGCGGGTGCAGGTGCGCCGCTACAGGCCTTCAGGATCCGCGCGTCCCCGTGCGGGTTTTGGTTGGCCCAGTCGCCCTTCACCGGTCGATATGCGGAAGCAACCCGACGAGCTGTGATCACACGGGGACGGCTTCCGGTGTTGACACCCGCCAACGGTCCTTGGGGTGGGCATGCGAAAAGCCCCCGACGCTGGGTCGGGGGCCTCCTTAGTCACGTGTCCACTCGTACCGATGATCTGTCAAGTACCCCGGATGTGTCAACGGTCTGCAACAGTCGGTGTGTCGCGGCCTGATTCTTCGCCGCGGACTTCCACCCGGTGCGCTGCCACTCCGCCGGCGGGACACGATGCCCATGGTTGAGGTCGCACACGAGGTCGGGGACGTATTGCAGGTCGGGGTGGATGGTGGCGGTCATGCCGCCGGGGCACGGGACGAACCTGGTCCCGTCGGGCCATTCGCCGTCGTCGTCTGGTTCGGGCATCGTGCCGTCGTCGTGGGGGACGGGGCACAGCTTCGAGCAGCGCAGGGGGAGACGGATGGTCTTGGTACCGACGGGGTAAGCGGCGGCGCGCACGTCACGCCACGCGTCCGCCACATCACCGACGTAGGAGGCGGCGACGCCCTGGTCGGGGTGGGCGCACAGCCACGGCGTCTGCGACCGCGCCAACCACCTCGCCAGGCTCGAGGGTGACGCGGCCGGGGGAGTGTGCCCGCGCTCCGCGATCACCAGCCGCGAGTAAAACGCGACCAGCTCGGCCGCGGCGTGCGCGGTACCCGACACCCGCTCGTCCAAGTCGATCCCGGTCGAGCCGCCACCGGTGACGGGCTCGCTGCCCCACGGCGACCGCAGCGCGGTGAGACGCTTCTGCAGATCAGGCCACGCCGCCGCCAGCGCGTCGAGGTTCTCCCGCGCCCGGTCCTCACAGACCGGGCACACGTGGGACCGTCCGCCGGTTTCGCGGGGGCCGCCGTGCTCGTCGGGGCGGCACCGGCCGGACGCGCACAACACCGGATACTCCACCCGCACCGACGAGGCCGGTGCCGGTTCGGCTCGGCGGACCGGGACCTCGGGGTCACGCACCACCCGCAACCGCGGCGGCCGAGCAGGCGTGGGGGCGACGTCAATCGACGGCACCCCGCCATGCCCCGCGCAATGCGCACACATCGACGCCGGCAGATCAGACCGTTCGCAGCGCTTCTCAACAGACACGACCGTCACACGGGTTCCCTTCACGCAAGAATCAGGATCCCCGACAGCCCGGACACACGGCGTTCCCCCGCCGCTGACCAGCATAAACGACCAGGGAGTGAACGCCCGTAAACACGAAAAGGCCCCCCGCACACGGCGGGGGGCCAAATCGCAGGTCACGGCTCGTCGTAGCTGTCGCCGTAGAACGGAGGGACTCCGGCGCGCAGGAACGCGATGATCTCCTCACGGCCAGATTCAGACAAACCCCACCTTTCGGAATGGATGCAGTACCTGATACCGGAGAGAAGCTGCTCAAGCGTCGGCCGAGGGTCAGGCACCGGGTTCGTCCAAACGCGGATCTGGCTCAGTAGGTCAGACGTCATATTGGCAGCACGGAAGTAGTCGCGCTCAGTCCAGAGCCAACAGAGAACATCCCCGAATGAGTCGCCAGGGTGCATGAAGCCCGGGTGGTACTCGTCAGCCTCATGTAGGTCGCGCAGGATGAACTTCGCCGCTTCGTACGCGACGCAGTGGATCATCCAGTTCAGAACCTTATCCGGCGGGGCGGGAAGCGGGTCGTCCCTGTTCCCAGTGAACGGGAACGGGAGGCGGGTACCTGACATGTGCATTCGTCTCCTGTCGTTGCGTTGGGGGAGGCCCCGTTTGGGCCGTAATGACATAATCTCCGTTATCGGCGTTCCGCCGAGAGGGGCTCAGCGTGACCAGACCTCCACCCAGACGGTCCCGGCCCCGTACCATCCTCCACGGTCGTCCACCACGCATCTGAACTCGTCCTTGGGCAGCATCTCGCTGACATCATCGGCTTCCAGATACGGCTGAGAAACGACCAGCCTCCGACCTTCCGGCATCAACCAGGTCGTCACGTGATCTGCCCAACGACGCTCGCGGAATCGCTCTCGGCACACAGCGACGCCGCACCGACCAGACCGCAGCCAGTGCCCACACGGCTGGCCACGTGACGGCCTGGCACCAGTGGCCTCGGCCCACGTGAGCAACGCTTCTCGGGACTCCAGCCACACGTTGGGCCCATACGGCCACCAGTGGATTCTGCGCCACCCGGACCCCCACAGCTTGGCTGCCTTCTTGTCCGTGGCGGAGGCCCAGGATGGATCCTGCTCAACGCGGGTTCCGTTGCGCTGGGACCCGCGACGCCAGCTGGTCTCACCGCTCATCTCGCGCCCCCGTCACGCACGGCGGCTCCGCAGGCGGATTCGACTTCGGCCACGCTTCTCCACACGTGCGACACAGCATGTCACCGGTCTGCGCGCCGAGATAGCGTTCCTTCTCGGGGTGGTCGAACCGGCATCCTTCTCGACGGGCCTCACTCATCCTGTTCTCCTCGCCCCTTGGTCCTCAGATGTCTCCGTTGATCACGAGCCGCGCAAGCCTCGTCATCTGCCGCGCCGTGAGGACACACGCCGCCTCGAACCTGGCACTGTGCATCTGATCCTGGTTCTCCGCGACCGTCACCCGCACCGTGCCATCAGCGCGAGGCTCGACAATCATGTATTCCGGTGCGTTGTTCGCACCAGCGAACTTGCGTGCGCGCTTCACATCACTCATCCTGCGCTCCTTCCTCCGGCTCGGGTGCGAGCCCCTGGCGATGTGCCGCCCACTGTGCCCGCAGCGACATCTCCTTGAGGTCCGGGTAACTGCGGGCGGTCGAGTCCTGTGCTCCGTCCTGGCCGGCGACGAGGACGCGCTGGCCTATCTGCGACAGTTGCCGTTCGACATCAGCCACCGCGCGACGTAGCTGCTCGGTCGCCGGGCCGATTCTGTCCACCGTGCAGGTGACGCGCACCTCGATCTCATCGGACGTGACCCATTCACGGCCGTCCATGGTGCGGCAGCTACTCGCTTCCTGCGAGTGTTCAGCGGTGACGCGGGGTGCTCTCCGAGGCATGACGTCTCCGATCTGGTCGAGCTGGTCTGGGTTGATTTCGCGCCACATGCGGCCCAGCCTCCCACCAGGAAACCGGGCCGCACGCGAACTATCCACTAGCTGCGGGGTTCGGTTCCCTGCAGCGGGGGCACGCCGCGTTGCCGATGTACACGACCGCGCCACACTGGCACCGGTACTCCGACGGCAAGATCACGATGGGTTCACCTCCGGGAAGTCTCTGACCTTCAACTTGGCCTTGTCGCAGTCCGGGTCGCCCGGGTCGCGCCACCACACGATCCCTTCCCAGCCGAGACGACGAGCATCCGCAATCGCGTCAGCTGGAAGGGCCAGCGGATCCGCACCCAAACCGAACAGGGAGCCGTGTGCCACGAGCAGGTGGGAGCTGGCACGGTCCGGGTTCCCGTTGATCCTCGGGCCGATGAGTTCGTACGTCCACGGCTCCCACAGCGAGGATTGCTCCAGTGCTTCGGCGTGCCATCGGGCGAACCCGGACTGTTCGATGGGCTCCCAGCCGACGCGCTTCCCGGTGGCCTCGTCACGGTCGACTTCGCGCCAGCCGGGCGGAGGGTTCTTCCCGGGCTTAACCTCCCGCCGCGCCCACCACGCCCCGGCATCGTCCAGAAGACAGCAGGTGCCGTCCCACTTCCGGGTCGCGACACCTTCACCGGCGAGGACCCACTCACACCCTGGTGTCACCTCCCCGGGGATCACGTGACGGCGGTCGTCGGGGTCACGCTGAAACAGCGTCGGGATCTTCCTCATCGTGTTTCTCCTTCGTACGCGTCCGCGAGGCCCTCGGCGAGGAGCGTCTGGCCGATGTCGATGCCGGTGACCTCGATGGTGGCGAGGGTCCGGCCGTACTTGTCCCGGTCGTACTCGTAGACGGTCGCGAGCTGCCCCGGCCTGGCCAGCTCCAGCACCCGGTCCCGCGCCGCGGCCGCGGCGGCCCGCTCAGCCGGGTCTTTTGACCGCAACTCTGGGGTGTCGACGTGCGCGAGCCGGACGCGGCGCAGACCAGCGGTGAACACGCCCGTGTCTTCTTTGCGGATGAGCCACACGTCCAACGTGTCGCCGTCGATGACGCGGTGCACGATGCTGTTCCGGAACGCTGTCGCGCCCGTCACGTCAGGGGCGACCTGCGCGGGCCACAACGCGAGCCCACACAGTTCGACGAGCGCGTGATGCAGTTCGGTCACTGCTGTCCTCCCGTCACGTTAGGGCACCTCACAGCGATCTCGCCGGGGTCCACCGGGTAGCCGGGCTGGGGGTTCACGATCAGCCACCGCGACGACGTCACCGCAGATGCGCACCGGGCCGACGCGTCCGGCGACAGGCCGCGGCCGTCGATCCACACGTCGACCTGGGTTGTGACTCCCGGCGCGGCGCCCTCGCCCGGTACGTGACACGCCCCGTTCTGCGGGGCCGGGCCGTCACCACACGTGTCCTCAACCCCGAGATACCGGCGCAGCCCCGGGTCGTAGAACCGGGTCCCGGCCGGCCAGTCGAGCACATCGGCCCCGGTGGACAGGTCGTGCCCGACCGCGAGCGTCACCGGGTCTTCGTAGGTGCCGGTGCCGCCCGCCTCCCTGTGCCACATGCCATGCGATATCGCCCCGCCCGCCGGGGTGTTGTCCGCCCAGGTGTACGCCGTCACGAACGCCGGCACCCACCTCGGACCATCGACCGCGGCAGCCGGGGCCGCCGAGACGAGCGCGGCGGCGACCGAAGCCGCCGCCGCACACGCAACCCGCGCCATCACCCGGAACCATCACTATCCGGCCGCAGCGACAGGATCCGCGCCACGAACACGTCACCCGTCTGCTCAGACCCGCCGATCGGGAGCGACACCGTGAGGTCCCGGGCATCGGTCACGACCATCCGCAGCGGCGATGGCCGCTCGCCACGGACGTTCACTGCGCTCAGGTGGAACACGATCGTGTCGCCGCGCTGCATCGGATCGCCGTCCAAGTCGCGCTGCCCCCACCACGTCAACCGGCCAGACGCCAATGCGTCGAACACGGCTTGCCGGGTGACCGTGATCCTGTGCTCATCGCCGGTCATCGCACACCTCCCTCGTTCGCGATGTCCAGGAGGACATCGGCGTGACACGGCGCGTCAAGCGGACACCAGCACGCCAGGTCACGACCACGGAGGTGCTCGCGTATCTCCGCGACCATCCCTTGAGGGCTCCAACCGAGCGACACGGGACGGGCGGTTACCCATTCCCGGTACAGGTCGACGCACTCCTGGGCGGTGGCGTCCCGGATGTCGTGCCACGTGACCTGCCCGTCGCCGTGGTGGAACGCGTGTCCTTCCCCGGACGTCTTGCACAGCCGCCCCTCGTGCTCCCAGCCGGTCTGGCCGTCGAGCCGCGGTGACCGCATCTGCGTCTTCCCGACACGGAACGGGTTGCCCCAGCGTGTCCCGCGCCCGACGTAGACGGCGCCTTCTGGCATCCGCCACCCATTGACCCGCCGCCGCTGGATACGCCGCGGCCTGGTCGACTTCATGCCGTTCACCGTGCGCCTCCCTTGGCCGGTTTCCATTCCACGCCGTGGCCGGTCCAGGCGACATCGACCGGGATCACGACCTGACCGTCCGTGCCGCGTGCCTGGCACTCGATCGGGTCACCTTCGATCCAGTCACGGGCGTTGCACTCACGCGGGTCGAACCGGCCGAAGTGGCGCACCTTCCGCTCCCACGACTCGCCCGCGCACTCGTGCCACGGCACACCATCCTCGACGCCGGCCGCAAACCACTCCTCGCAGCCGCAGTCGTACACGGCCCGGCACAGCGCATCCGCCGGAGCATGGCACTCGAACAGGACGAACCCGTCCTCGATCACCAGGCGGTGCGCAGGCTCCGGCGCGGCGGGCTCGTCCGGGGACCAGATAACCTCCCACCCCTTCTCCCGCACGTACCCGTCATCGATGCACATGCCCGTGGAGTCGACCGGGTTCCACGGGTGTTCCTCGTCGCAGCCCGTGCGGACCCACAGATTCCCGTACGGGCTGCGGCAGATCGTCCCGTACCCGGGATCCTCAGGGAGCTTCACGACTCCTCCTCCTCCATCCGTTCTTCCCTTCCAGACGTGCGCGGGCCGGGACCCTCAGGTGTGGTCCCGGCCCGCGCGATGTGCCGTGCGTGTGGTTACTCGCCGCTGTCGCTGTCGCTCTTGCTGTCCTTCCCGTCGTCCTGACCCTGGCCGCCGCCCTGGTCGGACTCGCCTGCCTTGTCCTGACCCTCCTCTGCGTCGTGGTCCTGGGAGTCACCGGCGACCTCGCCGCCGCCCGTAGCCGACTCCGACGGGGCCGTCGGCTGCGTGCCCGGGAGCGCCAGACCCAACGTCGGGTCCGATGACGGGGCCGGCACGCCCTGCGCGGGGGCCTGCGGCGCCGGCGCCGTGATCTGCGGCTGCCCGCCACCGAACAGGCTCTGGAACCACGCCGCGAACCCCGACTGCTGCTCCTGCGTGGGCTGCGTCGGGCGGCCGTCCTGGCCGATGAACAGCGGGAAGATCCACGAACCGAACCCGCCCGACTGCTGCGACGGGACCTGCGTCGGGCTCGCCGGGGTAACCGGCGCCAGACCGGGGGCCGCGGGAGCCGTCGAATCCGCCGACGGCTCCTGCGTGGACTGGGTGGGCTGCGCGAACGGCACGGTCGGGACACCGATCCCAGACGGCACCCCCGACGTTGCCTCAGCGGTGGGCTGCCCGGTCGAGGTGCCCTCCCCCACCGACGCCTGCTGGCTCACGGCCGCCGGGGACTTCACATCCTCGGTCGCTGCGGGGGTCGGCTCAGTCGCCCCACCACCCAGAACCATCGCGCCCGCCACAACTGCACTTGCGATCATGCTCTCTCCTTCACTAACCCCGGCCCGTGTGGCCGGGGACTCCTTGAGTGCGCGGCCGACGGCCGCGCCCATGTGATCGATGACCCCGCCGTGATCCACAGCAGGGGTCTCGAGCGACGCCCGCGCGCCGCCCTCGACATCAGCGGCGTGACCCGCCCGGGCGTCGGCGAGGGCGGCGTACCCGTCCGACGCGTTACCGGCCGTGTCGCCGGTGCCGGTGACCCGCACCACCCGATACCCGGCCGGAGCCGCGGCGGGGCCTCCGCCGGCGGGGCCTCCACCGCCGAACAGCACCGCACCACCAGGCGGCATCCGCCCGGCGTACGCGGCGGTCAGGTAGCGGAACTCCTGCGCGCCGCCCGAGTACCCGACGAACCACACCCGGTCGCCCGGGCGTGTGTGCGCGGACACCCACGAACGGATCCACTCCGCGTTCCGCGCACCCTGCTTGTACCAGGTGCCCGACACCCGATCCGGGGTCCGCAGCTGCGAGAACCCGCAGCCCGCCTCGACGGCGGCGTCACGCATCCTCGACGTGTAACCCGGCTCCGCCCCGGACGCCCACAGGCCGCCCGGATCCTCGTCACCGTCCGACGGCTCCTCATCACCAGGCAGGAACACCACCCGGCACCCGGCGTCACGCGGCGCCTCCCACGACCTGGACACCGACGACAACCCGCCAGGGCCAGACCACGACACGACCTCACCCGGAGACGACGATGCCGCCGCAACCGAGAAGGTCACGGCGGCCACCAGGACAGCACTGCTCACTCCCACGGCTCCACCTCGAAAGAGAACCCGCCAGCAGCCCCGCGCCGCACGATCGTCTCACCAGGCCACACCTCCTGACCGTCAGGCAGGATCAGCGCCGTCGACGGACACGCCACTCCACATGGCTCACCGCGCCCACCGAGTTCGTCCATCCGCCACACCTCGTGCGCGAACGGACCAGACTCCCACGCCATACCAACAAACTCGTACGACTCGCGACAGTTCATGCCCGGCTTGTAGACGAGACGCTCAACGCGCTCACCATGCCCAGTCATCGCCTCATCCAGATCACGCACCGCCCTCTCGACCGCCTGCGCCGTCGCAGCGACCGTCGGGTCGGCACCCAGCGCACGTGCAAGCGCGAACAGCCGTTCCCTGATACCGGTCTTCGTCACTGGTCCATCCATCACTTCTCCTTCCGAATCGTGAGGCCGTTGTCGCCCCACTGGAGTTCGTACTGCGGCACCCCCGCGTCCTGCTCCACCGGACGCAGCCACGACGGCACCGACGGCTTCGGAGGCGCCTGAATCGGCGGCAACCCGATGCCAGGGGCCTGCTCGGCAGGGACCGGCGTCCCAACCTGCGGCGCCGGTGAAGCGGACGCCGACGGCGCCGGGGCGGCCGGGGCCTGTGTCGGCGTCGAGCGGGGAGCCACACCCTTCCCGCCGGCGGCGGCAGCGAACCCGGCCTTGAGCGCGGCACCGACCTTCGGCATCTGCCCGTCACCCACCGAGTTCGCGATGTACGCGGCGGGCTCGTCGAAGTACGAGATCATCGCCACGTTGTTCCGCGCCGCCCACGCCAACACGTCGTTGACGAACGCCGGGTTGTCGCCGCGGCCGTCCTTCCCGTGAGCGCCCCATTCCGGCAGCGACAGCGGCAGGCCCTTGGTCTTGGCGAACTCTGCCCAGTCGTTGAGTTGCCCGTCGCCGTCCATGGGGTCCTCGTTGGACCAGTCGTAGGCGTCGACGCCGATCACATCGACCCACTGGTCACCGGGCCACGCGTCCGCGACGGCCTTCTGGACGCCGCCCTGACCCGTGTTCGGGTTCCACTCCAGCCGGGCCGTCGGGCAGCCCGCGCGGATGCCCCTTGCGGAGTTGACGAACCCGGCCTTGAACGCGTCCGGGCCGATCCTGTCGACAGTCCAATCCCACGACCCGGACAGGTTGAACTCCCACCCGGGACGGATGTACGCGTCGGGGTCTTTCACGCACACCGCCGCCGCGATCTGCCGCGCAACATCGGTTGACACGAGCGGGATCGCGACGTCGAACCCGACCCCGTCCGGGGCCTCTCCGACAATGCGTTTCGTCTCGGAGATCATCACGTCATCGCCCTGCTCACGCTGCGGCGCGACCTGCCACACGTCCACTGGGCGTCCGATCGCTTCCTCGAACCGCGCGACCCGGTCCGGGGAGTGCGCGAACACACCGATGTCGTACGGCAGACCAGACCGCGCCCCGAGCTTCGACCCCGACCCCTGCCGCGTCGGCTGCGGCTGCGTGGGCTGGGGTTTGGGGGCGGCGATCGACGCCGGGATCGACGGCTCCGCCGACGGCACACCCGGAGCTGACGCCGCCCCTGGCTGGTCGACCTGGTTCCCGGCGGCTGAGAACCCCGGATCAGCCTTCACCTTCACGATCTGCCCGGCCGTCGCGCCGTACGCGTTGCCGGTCGCGACGTTCCCGGGGCCGCGCAGCTCCACGAGGGAACCGTTGGTCGTCTCGATACTGCCGGTGCACGAGTTGCCCTGGAACACGTTGCGGGTAGCGGCCTCCTTCACGTTGAAGCACTCCGACCCCCACGTGGCGATCCGGTTACCGGTCACCCAGTTCCGCTGCGACTGGTCGGTGCCGGGCATCGGCTGACCCGTGGACTTCGGCGACGTGCCAACGTAGACGCCTTCACCGTTGTGGAACGGGTCAGCGTTCTTCGCCTTCGCGAACATGCCGCACCAGTCGACAACGCTGTTCTGCACACGGTTGTTTGTGGCGTTCGAGCGCATCCGCACGCACTCACCGCCAGCGCCCCGCAGAATCAACCTGTCCAACGTCACGTCATGCACCCCGGCCGCGTTCGCCCCGATGTACACGAGCCGTGAATCCACCGCGGCGCCCTGCTGAGCCTCCTTGAACGCCCGCGCCTCCTGCAGCGACGGGTTCGCCGGGTACGCGGCCCACGGGATGCCCGGCTGCCCGTACACCGCGAGGTCCGAGACAGTGATGTACGGGTGGTCGATGTCGATGACGTGCCCGTCCGCGACGAGCGTCGCCCCCGGCCCCGTGAGCGTGATCGGCGCGTTCGGTGCGCCGCCACGAACCGACCTGATCGCCTCCCGGTACACCCCGGGCGCGAGCCGCACCGTGTCACCCGGCTGCGCCCGATCCAACGCGGCCTGCACCGACCCGCCAGGCTGCACCACAATGTCCTGCGCATGCGCAGGGGCCGCGCCCACCACAGTGAACGCGGCCCCCACCAGCGCAGCCACGACGAACCTCATCACGGCGGCTCCACCTCCTGATCCTCAATCCACGCCAGCAGCTCCACGAGCGCCGGCGAATCCGACAACGTCAGACGCCGCAGCGCGCGGGCGTGCATAGTGTCCGCGATCTCTTTCACGGTCGCTGCGCCATCGTGCTTGCGGATCGCTTCGCCGATCGCGTAGTGGCTGATCCATCCATGACTCACTTCTCGTCCTTCCCGGCCTGCCACTGCGACTGGTGAATCCGCCACGCCGCGTGCAAAGCGCCCGCGATCGTGCGGGCCATCACCGTGACCGGCTCGAACACGAACCCGTCACGCTCGATTGTGATCGTGTACCGGCCCTTATCTCTCGGTGTCACCATGCTCCGATCAGTCGCTCCGCGAGCTGCTCGCGGAGAGGGAATGCCGCGATCGACGCGGCGATGAGAACACACACGGCCGCTTCGGCGGGCGAGCCGGTGGTGAAAGCGCGGAGCCCCCAGCGACGGCCGTCGCGTCCGGGGGCTCCGCTTGTGGTGAGGGAATCACCGACAATGTGTGTGGCGACCCCTATGGCGGCGGGTATCGGCAGCCACCACGCATCCCAATCGAGCGTGGTCGCGCCGTACCCGCACGCCGCCGACACGAGAATGTTCGCGCCGCCCTGCACATTCGCACCGGCCGACAAGAGCATCCCGACAGCGAACGCCACCGTGAACGCCTGCCCGTAAGGCGCCATCCACGCGACAGCGACAAGAACCGCCGTCCCTATCGACGCTCCAACAATCTGGTGCGTCGCGCCACGATGACCAAACACACGCCCAACAACGCCCGCAGGGACACGAGACAACGGCCCCCACATCCGCGCCGCATTCGACCCAGGATGGTCAATATCCGGCGCCAGCGAAAACGCAGCAGACGTGAACGTCCACACCACCTGAGCCGGAACACCAAGCGGCGCCACAGCGAGACTCGACCACAAGCCCGTGGCGAAACCCGACGCCATGTGAGAAACACCCATCACGACAGTGACCGCTGTTCCTTCTTGCATTCAGCGCCACACACGCCGTCTGTATCATCGCGGTTTGACCAGACCATCGGAGCCCCGCATTCGGGGCATCCGTCGCCGCCCTCGTAGGCCGTGGCTTCGGGGTCGCGCCAGAACACCAACGGCGTCGCCGCAGCCTGGCCGACAGCCGACCGGGCGTCCCACCCGGTCGCCACCACCGACCTCTGAAACGGAACCTCGGCACCCACAAGCTCGACCGTCACCCGCCACCTGAACCCCGACGTGGGAACGATCGGGGACTCATCACCCGTCACGGCTCCTCACCCGCCGCGACCCGCAACAGCAGCTCCGCGTGACACCACGGATCACCCGCCGGACACCGGTATCGCTCGAACTCACCCGCCCGGGACCCGATGAACGGGTTCCGGGACCGCGACCACGACGCCCCAACATCAACCACAGCCTCCGGAACGCGACGCCCCGGACCCTCGATCACCACACGTTCAGCCACGCCGAACCACCTTCCAGACAGCGCGAGAGGAGCCCCCGACAGGCGTCGGCGAGCCCCTCTCGAACCACGATTCCGTGTAGCGCGCGCTACACGTCCTGAGCACAAACAGACACCCGCGCAACGGGGCGTAGCGCACGTAGCGCAAACCCCTATCTGTGCAGGTCACACCCCTCTCCGGGCGTAGCGCACGACGTAGCGCACACCCAGGCTTGTAGCGCAGCCCATTTCAGGCCCTTCTCACTGCTCGGAGCCCCGCCGGCGAGGGGCCGCGCGGACACCCGCTCAGCCTTCCCCGCAGCGTCCAACGCTGCCCCGAGCTCGGCCTCCGGCACACCAGTCAGGCCCGCCAGATCCGCGACGTGAACCGCGCCCTTCGGGGTCTTCCGGCGCTCCGGCCACACCTGCTCAAGACGCCCCGGCAGCGACTCATCCGGCTCCGTCTCGGGCTCCTCGTCGTCGCCGCCGAGGTCCACCATCACCGGCCGCTGATGCAAGGTGACCACCCGCGGCGGCACGGTAACGAGCGGCTCCGGCGGCGGGGTCCGGTCCACCACGTACAGCGTCCGCGTCGGAGCCTCCACCTCCTCCGGCTCCTCGAGGTCGTCGTCGGGTTCGATGCGGGGCCACCACGCGACGACCGCAACCCACAGCCACAACGTCACCGGCGCCAGCATCCCCGGCAGAAGCCACCACTGCGGCGACCCCCAACCGGCGAATCCGGCGGCGGTCGACACCAGACACCACGCCAACGCGGGAATGAACCACGCCAGGATCGGGCGCGTCACCCGACGATCGGGCGAATTCGCGTCACGCCACCACGCGTAAAGCGTGGCAGCCATGATGAACGCCACGGTCCACAACCGCGGGCCGGCGAAATGAAAACCGCCCCACAATGCGAGCGGGGCGGCCAACACTGTCCAGAAACCACGTTCTCTCACGACGCCGCCTCCACCGTCGGGAAAGCGTCGAGAACCCCGACCTGCTCCGGCCTGGCAGTGACGACACGGCCCGTGCCGATCAACACCACCTCGACCCGCGCCGCACCGAACAGCAGAAGCGGACGCTCAACCGACCGGACAACACCAAGCTGCCCAGCCGACGCCACAACCCGATCCTGCAGAAACGACACCGCCTCCACCACATCACCGCGCAGCACGCAGAAATCACCAGGCCGCGGCTCACGCTCCAGCATCATCGAAACCTCCCAAATCCTGACCGAAAGATTGAGTCAACGGGACATCACGGCGGCCCGCGTCCCACGCCACCGCCAACGCCGCCCAATCCGCGATATCCACCTCATGATCATCATCCACCGGAAGATCAGCCGCGATCGACGCATGCATCACACACGCCGCCGCCCACATGTTCACCGCCGGAGATGAACCAAGCGTGTCGTTCAACCAGCCCGTCACACGAACCTGCCCGGTACGTGCCCACCAATCCGCGTGCTCCTGAGAAACACCGACCCGCATCGACACAAGCGCCGCCGCCGCGAGATCCGGCTGCGTTACGAGAACCATCGGATTAGCGGTCGCCTCCACCGCCGCGGCGAGACGCTGAACAAGCGGGTCATCAGCCGGGCATCCAGTCACGCCACCCATCATGACGTCACCGACACATGCACGTGGTCCAAATGCTGCATCGTGTTCCGCTGCGCCTCCGTCTTCGCTGTAGAAAGCGACGGGTTACGGTACGGCCGCCACCCTTCACCGGCGCGGCTCGGGTTCCAGATCTTCGCATCCCAAATGACGTACTTCACGTTCAACCCCGCGGCGTTCTTCTCGAACCAGCGCGCAACCTCCCAACCCTTCGCCCGACCATCCGTGGTGTTCCAGCCAGGGACCATGAAATCCACTGCCCGACCAGACGGGTGATCCGACGGGCCAGGGCGGCCACCGACACCACCGAGCTCCGTGATGTACGGCCACGCTTTCTTCCCGCACCTCAACACCCGCAACGCCTTCGGCTGCAAACCCTTCTCCGCGGAAGAACCAGACGCCGGGCAATCACCGACAGCAGCCACGGGGGCCGGTGCTTTACACGACGCGGCCTTACCCTCGATCGCCGCGACAATCGCCGACGCCCGCTCCATCTGATCCGCATACCTCGTCGGGTACGCCGACCGCTGCACAGCCTGCGCCACCGCGCCCGGATCCATGCCGCGCCAGCCCGGCACCAACCGCTTCATCTCCGCGAAGAAGTCATCCGCGGCCCTGTCGACGTCGGTCGAATTCATCCAGCCCTTCGACGGACGCTGCTGCAACCATCCCTTCGAGTCCCGGTCACCGTTCGGCAGATTCTTCAACCGCGACTCCACCAGCCCGGCCGCGACGATGATCCGCGCGCCCTCCGCCCCGGTCCCGGCGCGCTGAGCCGCCCGGTACCCGCGGACCGCGATGTCAGCCTGCTCCCGGTCCAGGTTCGGCACTGGACCGACACAGCCAGCAAGAGACGCGGCACTACTGCCCGGCGCGGCCTGACGGGCTTGCGCGGCCGCCGGCGCCGCAGCAGCAGCGCCAGCAGGGGTGAACGTCTCACCCCCACCACCGCCGCCACCGGAGCACGACGCGAACACGCCAAGCCCGACCAGAGCAACCGCCACCAGGCCCTCACCCCTCACGACCCGCCCTCAACGTCGCCGTCGGTGGAGGTCACCGGGTTGTCCACCGGCTCCCACGACTGCACCAGCCAGTCACCACGCAACTGCTGCACCGCCGTCACCCGCACCCGCGGCGTCACACCCTGACCGCCGGCCGGGGTCACCCGCAGCCACACGTCACACCGCGGGACCTGACCGGCCGTGGCCTCCACCACCGGGGTACCAACCGGCACCTGATCCGGGTCGATCGCCGACACTCCGGCCCGCAGCTGCGGCTCCACCCAGCGCGCCACCGACCCCGGCCAATCCGACCGGTCCGGCCCGAAGAAGTCGACCGCGAACCCACGCACCGCGCCCTCACACGACGACCGCTGCCCCTGCATCCACGTCGCCTCCCGAGCGCCGTGCGCCGACATCCACACGGCCCGCCCGAACAGCAACACCACCAGCACCGCGACGACCGCGGCGGCCACCCCAACCCGGGATGGCCGCCGCAGAAACCACGCCGCGACAGAACGCGACCTACTCGACCCTGCGAGTGACCGCCGCGACCTCGACGAGGACATTCGTGTGCTCCTTCTGTGTGATCGTCGTCGCCGCAGCCACCCGCAGCCGGGCCAGCTCAGCGCGAACCTCATCCGACAACCGCGCCGAATCCGGCGGGATCTTGTTCACTCGCGGCGAGTAGCCCGGCGAGGTTGTGTCGACCGGGTCGGGCAGCCGCCGAATCCGCGGCTCCGGCGCGCCGCTCGAGTCCGGGGCGTCGGTGACGACAACCCCTTGGACGACCTGCGTGGACGCGTCCGACCGCTGCTGCTGCTGTTCGGTGTCGAACTGCTCGGCGGGGATGAACCGCACCGGCCGCTGCTGCGGCAGCGGGGCGGCCTGCTCGGCGGCGCCAGTGTCGGCGGAGCCGGGTTCCCACGCAGCCTGCCCCGGGACCTGGCCGGTCGCGGCGCGGCGACGCCGCGTCCATCCGGGACGCCCAGCATCCTGAGCGCCCGACCCATCACCACCACGGCCGCGGTCGCGGTTGCTGATCTGCAGCTCCCGAAGGATCTGCCGCAACACCCCGACCACGCCACGCGCCGACTGATCCACACCAGTCCGCGCATACAGCTTCGACCGGCCACGACGCCATGCCATGCGGGCCACGACGAGAATCGCGAGCATCCACCCGAACTTCCCCATCGTGCCCACCGTCGTAGCCGACAGAATCCCGCCGACCACACCGACCGTGAACGCGACGTACACCACGGTCGCGGCGAACGCTGTCACGAAGAACGTCGACAGCCACCCGACTGCCGCGCGGGCCATCCACTGGCACTCCGGGAACTGCGCCACCAGAGCTGCCGCCGGCGTGAACGCCACCACCAGCTCAAGCGCGAGGCGGGCGGCGCCGACCCAGAACAGCGTCCACAGCAGGAAGTACGCCGCGGGGAACGCCCCGACCGCTCCGAGGAGTGCCTTCCACGGACGCTCCGATGTATCGGATCCGGCGAGGGTCCGCTCGTAGGTCGCGGGGAACTCGGCCTTGTACGCCTTCGCGACCGCGAGGTAGTCGGCCTTCTTCGCCGCGTCCAACTGCGCCGCGTAGGCCGGGTCGGCTGCGGCCTGCGCCTGCTCGGCCCGGGTCATCGCGCCCGCCGCGAACAGTCGCATCGCGTACTTGTCCGCAGCGGCCTTGTCGGCGCCGAAGTTGATGTCGACGTAGGTGGGCCACACGATCTGCTCCCACAGCACGTCACCGATCGCTGCGTCCGCCGACGCACCGGCCTGACCCGCCGATGACGCCGTGCCGGTCGCCATCGTGGAGTACACGGCCGTCACGCCCTGCGACACGAGCGACCCGGCCGTGATCGGCACAGCGAGGGTGATCGCGCCGGCGGCGAGGATCACCGCGCCCTTCCACGTCTTCTCCCGGGACTCGGCGGTGTCGCCGTTCCCGGCGCGGAACGCGTGCCACAACGCGGTGGCACCGACGAGCGCGGTGAAGAAGAACAGCCACGCCCGGTAGCCCATCGTGTACCGGACGAACGACGTCAACGGCGTCAACACCTGCCACAGGCCGTCCGCGGGTTCGAGGACGATCTGCGCGGCCTGTGTCGACGCGGCGAGCATCGTCACCTGCGCCTGAATCAGGTTCCCCGCGGTCGAGTTCGCCGGGTCAGCGACCCGCTTCTGCGCACCCGTCGTGGACAAGTCCAGGCCGACCGGGCAGCCTGGGTCGTGGATCACCGGCGCGAGACCGCCCCACCCGTAGGTGGAGTAGAACCCGGTCCCCGGATGCGACGGGCCCGGGTCGATCCGGCCCGCCAGGCCGTCCGTGGGGGTCCCGACCGTCGGGAGGATCTTGCACCGGTCCCCGATCACCGCTGCCGCAGCTGCCTGACCGGCGTCCGACCCGGCCGCCGCGCCCGCTGCGCCTTTCAACGCCTCCGCGGCACCCAAGCCGGGGATGAGGCCTCGGACAGCGCCGCGCAAAGCGGCACCGGCGAGGTCACCCGCCGACGCCCCCTGCTCGGTGGCTGTCGGCTGCGGCGTCGGGGCAGGGGTGGGGTCCGCAGCGAACGCGGCCCCACCCCCACCCAGCATGAAAACGGCCGCCACACCAGCAGTGGCAGCCAACCTACGCAAGCGGGTCATGACGCCCGCTCACCCCACAACGTGGCCATCTTCGGAGCCTCCTTCGACGGAGTCGTCAACGACGCCCGCCTCACGTCGGGCGCCCACCAGCCGGTGTCGTGATGCACGTGCCGCACCCGACCATCGAAACCGCGGACCGTGAAATCACCCGTCCCAAGCGACGGAAGCCGGGCCGCGTCCACCGGAGCGAGTCGCATCATCCGCGCCATCACCTCAGCGTTCGCGCCGACCACCCGGCCGCACAGCGTCTGACCCACCAGCGACCCGATCAGGTCATCACCGAGCCGGGACATGGCCGTCGGGGTCTGCATCAGCCACAGAATCGCCGCATCAACCTTCCGCGACGTGTACGCCGACCGGCGCATCAACGTCGCCATCGCCGAGTGCCCAGCGAGAGTCACACCCAGCTCGTCATCGATCTGCATCTTCGGGTCCGTGTCAGCCCACAGGCTGAGTCCCGCCAGACGAGACGCGCCGAGCAGGATCGGCACCGACTGGTGCATCCCGACCGTCCAGTCATGGCGGTCCAGACCGATGTCCGGGATTTCGATACCCGGCATCGTCAGCACCGTCACGCCCGCCGACGACACGGACCTCGTCAACCGATCCGCGTCCACGTCACCCGCCGGGAAGCACAGCATCCCCTCAAGCGAGTCACGCTTCCCGCGCAGCAGCTTCCCGACCCGCCGCCCGGCGTCGCCCTCGCGGTCGAGGGCATCCAGGATCGTCGAGGAGTGCTGCCCGTAGGCGCCGCCGACCTCGTTGCACGCCGCGGACACAGCCCGCATCGCGTCACGGTCGTCAGCGAGTTCCCACGCGCACGCCCGGGTCATGTCGACCGCGAACGCCACCCGCTCAGCCCGCGCCGCCCGCAACGCACCAGCGTGTTCGGCGTCGCTGGTGCCGTCGGTCTGCACCGGGTCCGGGATCAGCACGTGCGGCATCAACGCCCCCTGAGGGGCCTGTGTCGTCACCGGTATCTCACGCCCGTCCACACCCGGCGTCTTCACCAGACGCGCCATCCCCGAATGCGGCGACGGGTCCGTGATGATGACCCGCCGGCCGACCTCGTGGCAGTGGGCGGCGGCGCCGACACCGACCGTGGACTTCCCCGTACCGAGACCGCCGACGACGAGGGTCACGCCGGACCCTTCGACGTCGGTGCGGCTGGTCTTCGCCCTAGGGCCCTCCCACCAGTCCATGACGAGGTTCTCCCGGGTGCCGTCAACCGCGCCGAACAACTGCCCGACCGTCGCACCAGCACGCCCGGAGGAGTTCGGGACCCCAGCGGCCCACACCCGAGCCGAATCCTGCGTGACATGCCCGTCGAGCCGGAACAGCCGGCCAGGCTCCATCGACTCCCAGTCCGCGTACTGCCCGAGTTCGTGGCTGACGGTCGCGTGGATCTGGTCGTCGGCGTCCTTCACAACCGAGGTGACGGCCTTCGCCGCCGCCTCGTGCGTGTCCCGTGGGAGGGCGACCTTCACGACGGCCTGCACCCGGTAGGAGTCGATGCGGTCCTGCGCGCGCAGTTCACGGTTGACCTGCACGGCGCGGGCGATGCCGTCCTCGACCTCGGGTGTCGGGTCGTACCCGGCCTTCGCCGAGGAACGCTCGTGGGAGCGGTTCTCCCGCAACCGCAGCTGCATGTCTTTGCGCAGCTCCCCGGGGGATACGACGGTGCCCTGCGCGACCAGGTAGGTGCGGCCCGGGCGGCGCCCGAACCACGCCAGCCACGGCGGCTGCGCGGCCGAGTCGAACCCGGTCGGGGCGGTGTCGACACGCACCACCGGCACCCACTGCTCCACCCGGTCACCCGCGTGGAGCGTCGACAGGTGCGTGTTCGGCTGCATCGGGTCCGCCGACGGCGTAACCGCCCCGGCGCCGGGGAGGCCCATGCGGGTGAACTCCCGGTGCAGGTCCTCGATCTGCCCGGCGGTCAGGCGACGCCCGTACCCGCCGATCACGTCATCGAGGAGACGGACCTCGTGCTGCACCTGAGCGAACTCGGACAGCTCCGGCGCGAGCGGCGCGCCCGGCTCGCACAGCGGCAGATGCTCCCGCGCCACCGCACGGTCGGCGACCCGGACCGCCAGGACGCACCGCCACCACGCCGCACCCAGCGAGGAGTGCACGAACGCGTCCGCCATCCGGTCCAGGTATTCCCCGGACGCGCCCGGGTACTCGGCGTCCTGCGCCGCCCGGAACGCCGCCCGGTCCGGCGACTCGTGCCACCCGAACCACACCAGGCGCCGCCCGACCAGGTCCGGGTACATGCCGGCCTGCGCGGCGATGACCTTGTCGACCCCGGCGCCGAGACCGATGGTGTCGACGTCGTTCAGCAGCCAGAACGCGAACGTGGTTCCGGCGGCCGGGTGGGTGAGGAACCGGCCGTGCGCGTACGGCTCCTCCGCGCGGATCCGGGCACGCTCGGCCCGGCTGCTACGCCACGCCGTCAGGCGGGCAAGAGGGGTAGTCACATCGACTCCTGAATCGGGTAGGAGGCGCCACCGGCGCCCCCACGGTGAGGGGGCCGGTAGCGACCGGGATAGGTGAGGCCCCGACAGCGGTCGTGTCAGGGCGGCGGGGCGCCGCGGCTTCCGACCGCAGCACCCACAGCAGGTACGGGAGAGGCTTCTGCGGTTTCTCGTGACGGCCCACGACCCGCAGTACCGAGACCACGGTCGCGAACCCCGCGACAACCGCCGCCAGGGCGGCGGCGATCAGCCACCACGGGCCCGCGCCAAGCACGGTCCCGACGGACCAGAACGCCACCCCGTACGCCGGGACCGTGACGGCCATCCCCGCGAAACCGCGGATCCACATGTGCCAGCGGAACTCCCCGGGAAGCTCGGTCGCGATCTCCTCGACACGGTTCGCCGCGTCGTCGGACTCGTAGATCATCAGCCGGAGAACGCCGCCCGCAGGAACCACCCGGCAGCGCCGACGAGGAACACCACGAACCCGATCGCGGACACGGTGCCCCACCCGATCGCGGAGGCCATGACGACGCCCTGCTGACGGGTCTTCTGGGTGTTGCCCTTCCCCGCGGAGAAGCTCTGGGCGATGGCGAGCCACCCGACCGCGACGGCCAGGAGGAACAACAACACTCCGACGAGGAACGACATGGACGGCGCGAGCCCGGTACTGGAGTTCGCGAGCTGCGCGAGCTGCGAAGACTGGTTCCACACGCCAGCGCCAGCCTGGGCCGCCGCTGTCGCGGTACCGCCCGGGGTGGGGATCGGGTCAGGGTTCATGATTCGTGTCCTTTCGATGAGGAAGGGCGGCCACCCCCGATGGGTGACCGCCCACTTTTGTGTGCGAAATGTTCAGGCCGGTTCGACCCGAACGGGGGTGAGAGACAGCCACCACACGGGCCGCTCAGGAACAGGCGGCTCCCAGCCGCCCTGGAACATCAGACCGGCCGCTGCGAGCGGCGCCCACGGCGCGCACGGCCCGGGGTCGATGACGCGGAACCGGTAGGGCGCCTCGTCGAGCCGCTCGGGTGCCGTGGTGAACCACAGCCAGCCGCCTTGACGGCGCCGCCACCCAGCCGGTTTCGCGTACCCGGACACGCGCGCACAGCGGGCCGCGCCAGGGTCGAACGTCACCCACCACAACGGCCCGTCAAGCGGCAGCACGGTCACGTGGCTTGCGCTGACCGACCGGCCGATCCGGCAGTAGCTGAGGGTCCGCCACGAACTCGCGGAACGCGGGGAACGGCCGGAACTTCGGCGCCCGCGTCGGCGGGATCACCAGGCCCTCACCCTTCCGCGGGTTCCTGCCCACCCGCGCAGCCTTCTCGACCCGCTCGAACGAACCGAACGCCGCCACGCTCACTGTCCCGCCCGCCGCGACCTCACGGACCACGACGTCGAAGAACACCTCCAACACCCTGCGCGTGGTCGGCTCGTCGACCTCGGCGCGGGTCGAAACCGCCCGGATGGCCTGCTGCTTGTTCACTCCCCACCCCCACCATCGAGGGCGGCCTCGATGCGGTCGATGTAGGCCGCGATCCGGCGGGCGGCGATGTCCATCGGCGACCACCCGTGGTGGACCGCCCACATCGCTTCCGCGTTGACCATCGCGCCCTCCCATGAGCCGCACACACGGACGTGGCAGCCGGGGCAGTGCGCGACCCAACCATCCGGGGTCTTGTACACCATCGGGTTCTGCGCCCCGGGCGCGTCCGGGGGCGTCTTCGGGGCCGTCACTGCGCGGCCCCCGTCGTCGTGTCGAGCATGCTCTGTGCCCTTTCATGTCGGCAGCCCGGCACCCCAACGGATCACCGGGCTTCTGTAAGCGATTCTGCTGGGTTTTCGGGAGCCGGAAGTCCACGTACACCTGACCGGCATGCGCGACAGTCCTGGGAGGCTCCCTGTAGCGAATTCGGGGGTATTTCAGGTCAGGCCCGGGATGCTCGTGAGTGCGCCGCCTCATGAAACCGGGACAAACGGCGCATACCCGACCTCGACATACCCGACGACGCCCACCCACACCGCGCGCACACGGCGACCCACCACAACAGGCCAGCCCGGAACACCCGCGTCACAAGACCTCCTCGACGAGCAGCAGCCGCAGATGCGGATCCACACGGTCCGGGGCCGTGATCACCGGCTCCGGCTTGCCCATGAACTCCGGGGTGTCATCCGGCACCACGCCCGCGTCAACCACCCCGTCACACACCGCCTTCAACGTGGCGACCAGGTTGTCCGTGTCCCGCCGCCTGCCGTCCCGCGGCGTGTACTCCAACTGCACCCGCACCCTCGACAGCGGCGGAACCCGCGCAGCCCGCACCAGCAGCCGCACATCCGACCGCACCCTGCGCGTCTCCCGAGCCCGCGCCGCCCAATGCTGACGCGCGTTCAACGACAACGGCGGCTTCACGTACGGCAACCGGATCCGCCACACCCGCGTCTGCGTCTTCGTCACGACGCGGCCCTCGCAGCGATCCCCGCGAGGGTCTCCGCCGCCGCCTCCCCGACCAGCCAAAGACCGGCATCGTCCTCCTCAACCGCCCACGCGATCGGCGGCACCGCGAGCACCCCAGCCCGGGCAGCGAGCCTGTGGAACTCCGGCAACGCTGCCGCCCGCAGCCTCGCCAGCGTCCACGAATCATCCAGGACCGGCCACCGCACCCGCCACGACGCGGCGGGCTGCGTTCCATCCATGAAGTCACCCCTTTCTGGGCGCCACAACGGCGCCCCATCCCCGTCGATAGACACCACCGCGATCACCGAGGCATCTGGTACACGTGCGCCAGATTCGGGTCACGAACCGGCTCCGCAGCGTCGTCCTCCCACGGCCACGACGTCCCCGGACGCAACCGCTTCGGCCACCCCCGCGACTCACGATCACCACGCCACCCGCTGAACGACACCACCCGCTCCTCAAGCGACGACCCGTCCGCCAACCGGATGCCGTAACCAAACTCCGGCCACCGAATCCACAACGAGGACCCCGTCGGCCGCAACGGACGCTCACCATTGCCCTGCGCATGCGGCGCGTGCGCCTCCGTCATCAACGCGCACGACGACGCGGCACGACACCGGTCGAGCACCTGCGAAACCTTCCGAGCAGGCTCTTCATCGTTCGGGTTCGCCGCGTGCAGCCGGTAGATCGGGCCCGTCACCAGAAGATCCGGCTGCAACGCCGTCACCCGACGTACCAGCCACAACTCGTCCTCCGGCTTCGTCAAGTCCAGCCCCGACGGGACCGTCTCCACCCACATGTTCAGCTCCGGATCATGACCCGCCTGACGAGCCACAACCCGCAGCGACCGGAGCGCCCGCCGCAGCTTCGCCGGGCCGTTCTCGCAGTCCACGAGCAGCACACGCTGCGGCTCGAACCGGGCGTACGTGAACGGGTGCACACCCGCCGCGGCGCACACCGCGATCTGCCGGCACAGCACGCTCTTCCCGAGACCTTCACCGCCGGTCAGGATCAGCCGGTCACCGTGTTCGAGCAGGTCCGGGATGACCCAGTCGAACGGGTCGTCCTGCGTGTCGAGGAACTCCCCGAGCGTCTGGGTGGTGACCTCACCCGCCGACTCGATCCCATCCACGACGGCCTGGGCTGCGCCGGCGATCTTCGCTGCGAGGTCGTGAGGGTCTGCGTCTGGCTTCTCCGCGAGCTGCAACGCCCGAGCGCCGATGGCACCGAGCTTCCGGAGCCTGGCGTGCCTGGCCACGATGTCCAGCGCGTACCCGGGATCACCGAACCCGAACTCGGTGACCCCGGTCACTGACGCGGCGCCACCGGCGCGTCCGAGGGTCCCGCGTTTCGTCATCTCATCGATGACGGACAGTGCCGAGACGTCCTCGCCGCGGACGTGGAGTCCCTGGACGGCTTCGGCGATCTGCCGGTGCGGCGGGGTGAGGTCTTCGACGCGGATGGTTTCCCACACCGTTTCCCGGCATTCGGGCTTGGTGATGAGGCAGCCGGTGATGGTGGCTTCGGCCTTGATGAGTGCCGGGTCAGGCTGATTCATCGCAGGGCCTCCGGGATTTCATTGCCGTGCGCGTCGATGTCGCGTCGCTGTCGGCCGTTGATGGAGCGGATGTTCGCGCCGGGGTTGAGCCAGCCTTTGGATTCGGCTTGTGCACGCAGGGTGGTGTATTTCTCCCGGAACTTCGCCATGGAGCGGATGTTCGCCCGCCAGAACTGGTCTTGGGTGGCGAACTCGATGATGCGTTCGATCTCGGGGAGTGGGTAGCCGTCGCTGGTGGTGAGGAGCCGGGCGGCGTCGAGGTTGCCCTTGTTGCGTGCTGGCTTCTGGTGGCGGTTGGCGGTGACGCGGGCGTCGAGGAGGTCGAGGATGCGGGCGGCGTCGGGACGAAGTTCCGACTTCTTCTCCCCTTCTCCCCTTCTCCCCTTCTCCCCTTCTCCAAGGGCAACATTTGCTTGAGGCCTCACTGAGTCCTCAGTGAGGCCGTCGTGATGACTCACTGAGACGGCATTGTCGCTGGTGGGGAGGGGATAGCGGCTCTCGGTAGGCCGATTGATCTTCTGATGTGTTTTCCACGACGTGATGTGGAGAAAACGGCGCCCGTCGACTTCGTAGCGGGTGATCTGACCGTGCTTTGAGAGGTGCGTGAGTGCCGATTGAACCCTCAGTGAGGGCTCACGGAGGCTTCCGTGAGCATCCATGTCGAGGGAGAACAGGTCCGCGACGATCATCCGCTCGTCGTCCCGGCCGACGCCGTTGTCATCGACGTAGGACCACAACCCGATGAAAATCAGCCTCGTGTGCCAGTCCATGGCCGCTACATCCTCAGACCTCCAGAATTCCGGCCGGATGCTTCGGATGCGCATTCTGACTACCTCCCTTCTGCCCCTCTAGTTCCTCGTCTCTGGTCACCGCCAGGACCAGTTGGTTACCCATTCGTGTGAACAGCGGCGGCACCGGTATGCGGCGGCGAATCCTGTCTGTTCCGTGGTGATCAGACGTTGCGGTGTTTCCAGCGACGTGATGCATTTCGGGCACCGGTCTTCGCGGCGCATCGGGTCGTTCCAGTAGTCGTCGCTGTTGTCTATGGCGTGGTCCACGGGTCCTCCTCGGGGGATGAGTGAGGGCCACCCGCCCGTGTTGGGGGGTGGCCCTTGATGTGGGTGGCGGCGCACCGCTGGCATGGGTCGCCGGGTGTGTCTGTGAGCCGGGCGGCGATTGCCGCGCGGCACTCCGTGCAGGTCACGTGTGTCCGCCGAGTGGAAGTGGTGGGGTGCCGTACTCGTCGAGGTCGTCGGGGATGGCACTCGGGTACAGCCGGTCGATGACTTCCGCGATGAGCCGTGTCTTGGTGCGGTCGTCGAGGTTGAACGTGGCGTCGCGGGAGCCGGTGATCCGGTCGGCGGCGTCAAGGACGTCCTCGTGGCAGTCGCCGAGGCCGTGCAGGAAGCAGCAGTGCCCGTCGTGCAAGGCGAGCTTGGGTGCGATCCAGCAGGAACAAGGGCGGTCCATCGGGGTCTCCCTCGGTGGTCAGTTCAGGGCGGCGGCGACCGCGCCGACGATGTCCCTCGCCGTCGGCGGTGTGACGGCGTTTCCCGCTAAGCGGGTACGCTCGCGACGTGTCCCGGCCCACTCGTAGGTGGTCGGGAACGCCATCGCTCGGGCGGCTTCGGACGGCTCAAGCATCCGGAACAAGCAGTCGTCGATCTGCGCGTTCGCGGCCTCGATGTCGCCTGGCGTGATGAGCGATTGGTGGCCTGCCGTGGTGACGGTCCGCATCACTTCATGGGCCGGTGTGGTCATCTCGTCGCCGCCGCTGTTGTTCCGCATCACGAGGGCGTGGTGGTTCCCGGATGCGGTGACTGTGGAGAGCGCCGACTCGACGGACCGGGCGTCAGAACCGCCACCGCGTAGTTCAGCGATGAACGGCGTCACGACGGCTGTTTCCAGTCGGGTCGTCTGCGTCCGCATCGGTTCACCGGCGGCACGGGCATGCTTCCCTTCGCGGCCTTCCACGGGCACGATGAGCGCCTTGGACTCCACGGTGTGGATGGTGCGCAGCTGGTCGCTGACGGGCCACACCCGGTAGTACGAGTTCGGGTCGCCGTAGCGCGCGTGCTTCGGGTTCGACGCGTCGTAGGTGTTGCCCGCGGCTTCCAGGTGAAGCGGAACGGCCAGTCCTATATGGTTTCCCGACGCCGCGACCGTCGCCGAAGGCTCATCCAATGACGGTGCACGCCAGTAGCGGGCGATCCCGGCGGCGATCCGAGCGCGGGTCTTGTCCGCGAGGGGATTGTCGCGGTCCCCGATCCTCTTCCCGGGAATCGACCAGTCGATCGCCGTGTATGCGGGCAGCCAGCCGGGCTCGACCAGCGCACCGCACCGCGCAGTACTGCACACGAACACGTACTGCGCGCGGTACCGGCCGGCCGTGCGGCCGTTCTTCCACGACTTCCGGGTCTCCACCAGACGGTCACATGACGGGCACCACGCCCGCGGACGTTGGATCGCGTCCAGGTCGGGGCGCCGGTCACCCTTGCGCCAGAACACGGCGTAGAACCGGTCCCGCGACTGCGGAGCCGGGAGGCCCGCGTGCTGCGCGTGCATCGAGTTGATCGACAGCACCTCGTGGTCGTAGCCGAGGGAGTCCATCGCCAGGAGCCACGCTCGGTACGGGAGCCACTTCATTACGTCGAGGACGTTCTCGACGATCACGGCCCGGTACCGGTGGTGTTCGGAGTACCGGACGACGTCCCACATGGTGGCGCGTGACCGTTCCGCGGCCTCGTCGGGGAGGATCTCGCCGAATAGGTCGGGCTGCCCGTCGATGACGCGACGCGCTTTGCCTTGCGCGATGGAGTGGTGCGTGCACGACGGGGACAGCCACGCGATGTCGGTGCGCGGCACCAACCGCGGGTCGTACTGTGAGATGTCGGCTTGGATGTGTAGCGCGTTCTGGTGGTTGGCGTTGTGGACGTCGACGGCGAGTTTCCAGTGGTTCGCGGCGACCTTCACCTCGACGCCGGGGACAGCGATGGCGCCGGTCGAGCTGCCGCCGGCCCCGCAGAAGAAGTCAGTCAGGGTCACGGTCACGCGTGTGTCTCCTGGGGGTGTGGGAGCGGCCCGCCACGACGGTTCGTGACGGGCCGCTCGGGCTAGGTAAGGTAGTGGGGAACTGCGCAGGCCGCTCAACGGCCGTAGGCGGCCGCGATGGCGTCCCAGATGTAGTTCGTCACGAACCGTCGCATGGCGGGTTGTCCTCTCGTTCGTCGCTGGTCATGCCGCGTTTCCTCGTTTGAGGCGGCGCCGTTCCCGCTCGGACGTGCCGCCCCAGATGCCGAAGCGTTCGTCGTGGGCGAGGGCGTATTCGAGGCATTCGGTGCGGACGGTGCAGGCGGCGCAGACGCGTTTGGCTTGGCTGGTGCCGCCGCCTTTGTCTGGGAAGAACTCTTCTGGGTCGGTTTGTGCGCAGAGGGCGGAGTCTCGCCAGTTGGCGTCGTCTGCGGCGAGGTCGGGCAGGTACAGGTCGATGCGCATTGTGTCGCTTCCTTAGAACAAGACCATGGTGTTGTGGCAGTTGCAGCGGCAGCGGAGCCGGTGCGGGCCGGGGCACGCGCCGAGGTCGTGGCTGGGTGGTTCGACGCCGTCGGCTTGCCAGCACTTCGCGTGGCTGGGGTCTCTGGTCGGGGCGTCGCATTGGCCGGTGATGATGCACGGCGTGACGTGGTGGCCGTCGATGGTGTCGGGCGCTATGACGGGCCCGGCGGTGCACTTCGGGAGGCTCTTGCGTCCGCCGCTGGTGACGATTTGTGTCGGGTGGTTGATCCAGTCGCCCACGTGGCTGCTCCCGTGTGGTGGCGCGCCGCGGGGCCGGTCCTGCGTGTTCGGTCCGCAGGTGTCCGGCCCCGCTGTGGCGTGCTGGGTTAGAAGGGTCGGTTGTCGTCTTCGTCTGTGGTGGGGCGGTGGCGGATGGTGATGGTGGTGGTGCCGTCGCGGTCCCAGTCGGTGTGGGCGACGAGTCCGGGGCCGAGTTGGAGCCGGTAGCGGCCCGCCCCCGGGTCTTGTGGGGTGGGGGCGGGCCGTTCGACGGTGGCGGTCATTGCTCGTCTCCGTCGCTGGTCTGGTCTTCGGTGAGTGCGGCGAGGACGAGGTCGGCTTCGCTGCCGGTGAGGTCGCCGGCGGTGGCATCGCGGCCGAGGACGTCGCGCAGGTAGGAGGCGCGGCGTTCCTTGCCGGTGTTGGTGCGGGCGGAGTCGGTGAAGACCTCGTCGAAGGCGGCGCCGATGCGGGCGAGCTGGTCGCGGCTGGCGGGCTCGTCAGTGGTGACGGTGACTTCGCCGGTGGTGGTGTCCACGGTCTCCCGCTGCTGTTCGGGTTCGGCCCGGGGGGCGTCGTGGACGATGCGGGTGTTGGTGAGGGAGTCGAGGGTGACGGGCTTGCGGCCGGTGCCGGGCCCGGAGGGTCGGGACTCGCCCCGCTCGATCTCCATCTCCTCAACGGTGTAGATGCCGTTCAGGGTGTCGGGGGCGATCTTGCGGCTCACCTCGGAGACGGCCTTGGCGTAGAGCATGGCCTGCGGGTCGGACTGGTACTTGTCGTTCTTGGTGTACCCGGCCTTCTTCGCGCGGGCGTAGTCCCAGTCGCCTTCTTCGATGGTGTCGCTGCCGCGGCGGCGTCCCTGGACGATGACGCGGTCGTCGGTGGAGGACACGGTCCACAGTTCGTGGCCGTCGCGCAGGACGAGGGCGGCCATCATGCGGGCGTACATGCTGGTGGTGCCGTGGACGTTGTAGAGGCCGCGGAGTGCGTTGATGGGGTCGAGGCCGAGGGACGCGCCGAACATGATGGCGGCGGCGCCTTCCTGCGGTTTGCCGCGGAAGTGGGCGGGGACGATGCCGGTGGCGCAGAGGACTTTCGCGAGTTCGTAGGCGTCGTGCATCTGGAGGGCGGCTTCGCGGATGAGTGAGCCGCCGGTGGGCCGGTTGGTGGTGACGGCGGCGATGGTCTGCTCGTTGGGCTGGTAGGTGTCGAGGTCGGTGCTCACGGGGTGTCTCCTTCGGTGAGGGCCCACCTTGGTAGGCGGATGGTGCGGATGATTTGGTCGGTGTAGCCGGGCCACGTGTCATTGCGCTGGCAGGTGGCGAGGGTGGTGAGTGCGTCGCGGTACCGGGCGCGGCCGGCGGCGGTGGAGTCGTCGTCGTATTCGTCGATGGAGACGAGGTGTGGGGCGTCTTTCTCGACCACGACGAACAGGAACCGCACGTCGTCCTCGCCGGTGATCCGGCGCCAGGCGTCGGTGTAGAACGCGGCTTGGACGTGGTAGCCGTAGCGGGCTGACCCGTTGGCGAACCCGTCGGGGTCGGCGCTCGATGCGGTGGTCTTGACGTCGATGAGGAGCCGCGTGCCGTCGGGGAGTTCCCCGGCCCGGTCGATGAGTGCCTTGCAGTTGATCCCGGTTTCCTCGTCGGTCCAAAACAGGGCGACTTCGGAGTCGCCGGGGAGCGCGAGGAGCTGGGACGCGAACGGGTGGGCGAGGACGGCTTGGGCGCACGCGGCGGCCTGGTCGTAGTGGGCCGCGAGTAGCGGGGCCTTTCCGGCTGCCCGGGCGGTCTTGACGGCGTCCTTGTAGGCGTTGGTGCGGCGGTCGGGGAAGTCGAGGCGTGCGATATCGGCGCCGCGGCCGAGGATCATGGCGTGGACGACGTGCCCGAAGTCGAACGCGTCCCGTGGGGGTTCGGGGTGGTCGAGTGCCCATTTGTAGCGGGCTGGGCAGTCGAGGATGCGTTTGAGGGAGGTTTGGGACACGGCGGGGACGGCCCGGTAGTCCGGGTCGGGCATGCCGGTCACGACCCGCGCCGTGGCGGTATCGGTCATTGGTTCGCCGCGATGTAGAGGAGCAGGGCCAGTCCGGTCAGGGCCACCGCGGCTGCGGAGGTCGCGGCCATGACCGCTCGGTCGATGGGGCGTTTCTTGCGGATGAGGTTGATCGTGGAGAGCCCGAGCAGGAACGCGAACGTGGTGATGGTGACCCCGATGGTCCACACGGTGGGGTTCATCGGTTCTCCTTGTCCTGTCCCCACGGGTCGGGTTTGGCTGCCGGGGGTGGGTCGTTGCGGGTGAGCCAGTCCCATTCGGCGGCGGCGGCGCGTTCGTCGAATGCGCGGTCGGCTCGGTCGTCCCACCAGTCGTTGGCGTAGTGGGCGTCGGCGCTGGTGTCGAGGCCGTGGTCAGCGATGGGATAGGGGCCGCGGTTCATCGGTGGCTGTCCTCGTCGTAGCGGCTGATGATGCGGTCGAAGAGGGTGTCGACGTCGCTGTCGGTTAGGTGGTCGAGGGCGTGTTCGTGGACTTCGCGGCGCGCCTTTTCGCGTTCGGCCGCGACTGCGGTGGCGCTTATCTGTGCGGCGCGAGCGGTGAGGCGCTGTTTCTCGGCGGCGGCCTGTTCGGCGGCGCGTGCGGCGAGGTCGGCTCGGCGGTGGTCGCGGAGTGTGTCGATGAGTGCCCACACGATGGGTGCGCACATTGCGGTGAGGATGAGCCAGGAGGTCCAGGTCATGACGCGCGCTCTTGGGTGATGTCGGTGGCGTTGGGCCACCGCTTGTAGGCGCAGGCTGCGCAGACGTGGTGTTCCCGTTCCTGGGTGTCGATGACGGTGGTGTCGGGTTCGGCGCCGCAGTGGGGGCAGGCTTCTCGGAAGCAGAGGTTCGCGACGGCCCACGCGAGGCCGCCGGTGACGGCGAGGAGGACGATCACGCCGATGCTGTAGCCGATGAGGTCGTTCATCAGAAGCACCTCCCACATGTGCAGTGGGTCTTGTTGGTGTCGAGGCATCTGGTGCTGGGGTCGTGCCAGGGGCCGCCGGGTTGCGCTTCGCACCACGGGCATCCGGGGACCGTCTTGCGGCGCAGGGGGGTGACGGTGGCCCATCGGGCGGGGCCGACGTGCCCTTCCGGGTCGACGGGCTCCCCGTCGGTGAAGCCGGGGTCGGCGTCATCCGGGTTCGGGAGGATGTACAGGGTGGTCATCGGTGGCTCCACGCGTACCGGGAGTCGGCGATGCACGCCTCCTGCCGTTCGATGCAGTCGGCGACGTGGTTGAGCCACTGAGTGGCGTCGGGCCAGGCGTCTCCGATTTGCCCGGCGAGGTCGCGGAGTTCGTCGGCGGTGTAGTCGTCGAGCCACAGCCAGTCCTCGTCGGGGTTGAGGATGGTGGCGATGAGGTCGGGGCGGCTGGTGGCCTGTCGGGCTGCGGTGGAGGTCGTGGCGCGGGCGGCCACGGTGTGGCGGGTCTTGGTGTCGAGGCCGCGGAGGTCGAGCTGGTCGGCGGTGTGCACGGGGTGGCTCCGTTCATGAGTTGAGGGGCGGTGCCTGTTCGGTAGGCGCCGCCCCTCACGGGTTTGGGTGCCCGGGGCCGTGGGTGGCCCCGGGCGGGTTGCTGCTAGTCGGTGTGCTGCTGTCGTTCGAGTCGTTCGAGGCGGGCGCGGAGTTCAGCGACTTCCTCGGCGGACCGGTCGACGGTCTGGGTGACGGCGGCGACGGACTGTTCGAGGCGCCGCTGTCTGATGTCGAGGCGCCGGTTGAAGTCCTCTTGCCGGGCGAACGCGACGGCCATGAGTTCGAAGCCGCGGCGGGTGTCGGGGTCGAGTCCGGCCATGTTGACGTTTACGACCTTCGATTTCCCGGCCTTGAGTGCGACCACGGATCGCCGCTGGTAGTTCTTCGCGAGGCGTGCGTGCTCGACTGCTTCAACGACCCGGTAGCCCTTGTTGGGGATGGCTTCGATGGCGTGTTTGTTGTCGACTTCGTTGCGGCGGGCGGCGTCGCGTACGGCGCCTTGGATCAGGCCGCGGTCTTTGAGGGGGTCGAGGTCGAGGAGTCCGGCGCATCGGTCGTATGTGAGGACGTCCCCGGGGCCGAGGGCCGCGAGGACGTCGTAGATGATGCGCCAGCGGGCGCGTTCGCCTTTCGGCTGGAACGGGGGTGCCAAGGTCACTCGGTGGTCCTTTCGAGTTCGGCGGTGAATCGGCCGTAGCGGGGTCGCCAGTCGCCGAGCCCGACGTAGGCTCCGGCCTGTTCGACGATCGCGGCGAGGGTGCGGAAGTCGAGGACGGATTCGTCGATGGTGCCTTCGGCGGAGGTGCGCCAGTCGGTGAACATGGGGCGGCAGCGGGAAACGCGGTTCTGCTGGTTGCGGACGGTGCGGATGAGTCGGAAGTTCTCGTCTTCCCAGAGGCCCTCGGCGGTGCGCGGGCCGTGGTAGGCGATGGGGTTGACGTCGGTCTCGATGAACAGGCCGCGTTTGACGTTCATGCCGTTCTTGGTGAGCTTCGCGGCGTCGAGGATCACGCGTTCGACGTTCTCGCCGGGGACGTAGGGGCCGACGTCGGGGTCGATGTATAGGCCGCCGAGGAACTCGGCGCGGGCGATGTCGATGAGGTCGTCGTCGGTTTTCTTCCGCTTCGCGGTGAGGGTCTTGAGTGCCTGGGTGGCGGGGTCGAGTGGGTTCGCGAGGCGGCCGTTGTGCATGAGCATCGGGGCCGTGCCGGTGATGGTGATTCGGAAACGCATGCTGTTCTCCTGTGTCGTTGTTGTCTCTGCCTTGTCTTGTCTTGCCCGCGTGTGTGGGGCGGCGTGGAGTCGAACCACGCGGTAGAACCGTCCGCCCCTATCCCTGCCACGCCACGCCCTGCCTTGCCGCGCCCCGCCCTGCCCCGCCTTGCCGGGCCGTGCCGAGCCGCGAGCGTGGGTTTCTCGGAGTCGAACCGAGACGGAGACCGTCAACCCTGGGCCGTGCTTCCATGCCTTGCCCGGCCATGCCATGCCCAGACCCGCCTCGCCCGGCCGTGCCAAGCCAGGCCGCGCCTGGCCTCGCCGAGCCACGCCTCGCCATGCCTCGCCGCGCCTGGCCGCGTGCGTGGGCGCTGGTGGAGTCGAACCACCAGGAATGACCGTCCGCCCTACAACGGCCTCGGGGGTGGGGTGATACCGGCGGCCCACATGCGTGCTTCGAGGTCGATGACCATGTGGGCGGCCCGGTCGGCCCAGTCGGGCCGCTGCCCCGCTGCGGCAGCCTGGCGGAGGCGGTGGATGAGGCGGCCGTGAACCGCGCGGGCCTTGTCGACGCTCACGACTCGACCTCCGCATTGTCGAGGTCCGGGTCGCCCGGGACGTAGACGGTGTACTTGGGCATTCGGTGCTCCTGTGTGGTGGTAGGAATGGCGTGTGGCCCGCCCCAAATCCGCTGGGGCGGGCCACACCATTCGGTCGTCGGTCAGTACCTCGGGCTGCGCCACAGCCCGAACGGGGCGGGCGCGCAGCCGCCCCAGCCCTGCGTGACCGCCGTCCCGTGGGAGGCGGGCGCGGGGGCCGCGACCGGGGCGGCGTTGGCGCCGACAGCGCCGAACGTGCCGATGCCGGCGGCGAGGGCAGCGGTCGCGAGGACCATGCGGATGGTGCGGGTCATACGGGTTCTCCTTCTCTCGGGGGGGGTGGGCGGCGGTAGCCGATCCCGCTCCTCGCCCCGGGATCACACCGGGTTCAGCTTCTGTTTCGATGCGGCCTCCGTACCGGTTCGCGTGCGGTACGGGGTCGGCTTACGCGATCTGCTGCGAGGAACCGCCGCGGTGCGGCGGTCAGCCGTGGGTTGGTCTCAGTCAGAACGTGCTCGCGTTGTCGAGACCAACCCGAGGTCGGCTGATGTTGTCGCGCAGACTGTGCCCCGCTGCGCGCCCGGGTCGCCTCCCACTGGCCTGGGGGCGGTGTCGGCTGCCCGATCCCTTCGGGCTCCGAGGATGTTGTTGGACCGCGCGTGTGGCGCATCAAGCGGCCGGGACGGGCTGGAGGCCCCGCGACCTGCCGCGCCGGGGATCAGTCGGCGACGTACGCCCATTCACCGGCGTACTCACGCTGGCGCCCGACACGGTACGTTCCGGGTGCGATCTCCAGGAACCCGTGCTCGGGATGCGCCAGGACCGCGGTCGACCCGTCGGGGACGGTGAGCGTCCCCAAGGTCAGGTCAGTCACGGACGACGCAGCGTGCGCGTCCCAGAAACACTCGCCGGACGGGTGGAGGGAGTGGGTGTTGCCGCCGGCCTCGCCGCGGACGACGTCGACGCGGGCGGGCAGCGGGGTCTTCGCGGGAGCGGTGGTCACCCGCAGGATCGACACATCACCCTGCGCGGCGGCGACGCTCACCACCGGGACGTCAGCGGACGGGTCGATGTGGTCGAGGACGGTGACGCCCGTCTGCGCGGTCATGGAGTTGATGGTGCTGGTGGACATTGTTTGTCCTTCTCTCGTCTCGGGGTTGGTGTTCAGCGGCGGACTTCGAGACGCCGGTACGCCTCGACAGGCCACCCGTACAGGTCGGCCGCGGCGGCGACAGGGTCGTCGTGGTGGGCGGGGACGGGCAGGCCGTAGCGGCGGCGCGCACCGTCCGGCTCTACGGACCCGTTGGTGCACAGCAGGATGCGCGCCTCGTCGTCGTACATATCCCGCAGGCGGTCGGGGAGGTCGTACAGCTCCAGTGTGTGAGGTGAGTTACCGGGGTCCGGGGCGGACGCGACGAGCTGCATCCCGGCCGCGTGAATGAACTGGTCCCAGCCTGTGAGTTCGATCGCGACCCGACGCACCTCCGCGTTGCCTTCGCTGAGGACGCGCTGCACGTCCCAACCGTCCTCGATGAGGTCGGCGGGGACACGGACACCGTGGACGGCGTAGACGCCCCATCCGTCGCGGTATCGCAGGGCCGGGCCGGTGGTGCAGTGCAGTCGGCCTTGCGGGTCACGGTGGAGTGTCTCGGGACGGTCCGTGAGGATGGCCGCGTCGCGCATGGGCCACCACCAGCCGGCGTTTCGCGCGACGAGCGACAGCCCTTCGACGTCGATGGTTACGCCGATCCGATGCAGCGCGTCGCACCAGCCGAGGAACCCCGCGTCATGCTGACCCCAGACGGCGCCGCCGACCTGGCCCCCGACCTGGCCCCGGACCTGGCCCCAGACCTGGCCCCCGACCTGGCCCCAGACCTGGTCCCCGACCTGGTCCCCGACCTGGTCCCCGACCTGGGCCCGGACCTGGGCCCGGACCTGGTCCCAGACCTGGCCCCGGACCTGGGCCCGGACCTGGTCCCAGACCTGGCCCCGGACCTGGGCCCGGACATGGCCCCAGACCTGGGGCCATACCTGGGCCCCGACCTGGGCCCGGACCTGGCCCCAGACCTGGTCCCGGACCTGGTCGGGGCGGAGCATGGCTGATCCGATGCACCCTGCTAGCGGGGAGTCGAGCCACACCATCACACGTGGAGGGGTGAGCCCGGCACGCCGATACGCTGCGCGGACCCCGTTCTCGGCCGCGGCCCGGTCAGCTGGCTCGGTGGACAGGCCGACAGCGAGCCACTCATCCCGCACCTTCTCCAACGTGGCCTCTTGCTCGGCCGTCAACTTTGCGATCACCGCTCGTCCCTTCTAAAAGGTCGACTAATCCCAGTGCCTCAGGTCCCCGTCGAGGGGTCTATCGCTGTGTCCCGCGCTGAGCGCCTGACGGACACGCGCCCTGAGGCCGACTTGCGTGCGGATGTGCCCCGCGCACGCTCGGGTCGCCCCCACTGGCCTGGGCGGCGGATTCGGCTACCCCGAAACCCTCGGGCTCACAGGTGAATCAAACGAACCCTCGGCTCCGAGGTCGGTCCTCGGTCTATCGCTCGGCACCGCGCTGCGCGCCTAGTGCCTGCACTCCGCTATGGGCTCCCACGACTAGTCACCCCGGTCGTGGTCGGGTTCGGAAACGGTCGCCCGCTGGTTCCTGGCAGTGAGTTGGTCCCTCCAGGCAGACGGGCTCTCGCCCGAGTCCTGGCCTTCACCACCGTCTGCTGCCGCCGTCCCGACGCTCGTGCTGTGCGGGTAGGGCGGGCTCGTATGTCGCGGTCGCCGTGTTCTATGGGGTGTTGTCAAGTGCTGCCGTGTGCTCGCGGCTCCATGTGCCCGAGGTGATCGAGCGGGGCCGGGCCTTGCTTGCGTGCGCTGGCCCGGCTTGAACGGGCTGCCGACCTGTTTTCGGGCAGCGCTGCATCACCGCGTGGCGGTGCTGCGAGTTGGTTGGTGTGCTGGTCCCGGCCCCGCGCTCATAGCTCGGGGGGAAGCCGCGCATACGGGACGCCAGGGGGGGCGACGCTCCGAAGGAGGCCGGGACCAGCGATCAGGGGTTAGGACGCTCGTCGGCGTCCGGCGCGGCCGAATCCGGAGATGTCGATCGGCTCACGGTGGCTCTGCTTGTGTTCCATCTGCTCTCGGCACGCCGGGGTGAACCAGCGCTTGTTGCCGACCTTCACGGACGGGATGCGGTTGTTGCGCATCTGCCGTCGGATCCAGTCGGCGTTAACTTCTTGGCCGGGTCTGGAAAGTTCGGTGGCGAGTTGCTCGGGTGAGAGCCAGTCGCTGATGCCGGTCATCGCTGCCGCCTCGACACGAGTTCGAGGGCGTGGGCGTGACGTCGGGTGATGTCTGCGGTGACGGTGGCCCGGTCCGCTTCGTAGGCGCGGAGGGTGTCTGCGCTGATCCCCATGGCGTCGGCGACGGAAGCGATCGACGCTTCCACGCTCTTGCGTGCGTATCGCATCGTTGCTCCCCTCGTAGCTTGCGCCGTGGTTGCGCTGTTTGCGCTTCCCATGAGCAGGACAGTACACCTCAACTCCGTTGCGGCGCAACAACGCTAGGAGGAATTGCGCCAGCAGCGTGTCGGGTCTGGAACGCTTAACAGGCCCCGGCCAGCTGTGTCAATAGCGCGCGTCACAGTGCAGAGCCGACCCCGACTAGCTGCGCTAGCCTGCCAGTGACCTGGGAAAACACCGACTGACAGGAACATCGAGTGGACCGCACCGACCAACTGCGCCAGATCGGGGCGCAGATCCGACGCGCACGAGAAGCCGCAGGGGAATCGCAGAAGGAAGCCGCCGCAGCCATGGGTGTGGCGTACAACACGCTGTCCCGGATCGAGCGGGGCCTGGAAGGCAACGCATCCCGCATGCACGCGGCCCTGGAGTACTACGGGCTGCAGCTCGTGACGCCGGCGCAGTCGGTGGAGGCCGAGTACGCCGCGGAGTACGCGGCGGCGTTCGTCGACCGGTTCCCGACGGCGGTGAGCCGGAAGGCGGCGTTGGGGCACCTGTTGGTCTCGATCAACCAGTTCGATGGGGCAACCGACGGCGCCGAGCCCGAGGGGGAGTAG